CGAGAGGCCCGAAACGAGTAGCCACGCACGAGAGGCCCGAAACGAGTAGCCACGCACGAGAGGCCCGAAACGAGTAGCCACGCACGAGAGGCCCGAAACGAGTAGCCACGCACGAGTATAGGTGTTATCGCCCAATTTTAGTGAAAAATTGATTTGAAATGTTTCACTAAATTTCAACAACACGAACCAAACCATTTCATATCACAATGGGCATCAAACATTTGAACCAGTTTGTCCGGCAGGAATGCCCGGACGCAATCAGAAGCGTCGCATTTGCCGAATTATCCGGCAAGATAGTTGTGGTGGATGCCAGCATCTACATGTATCGGTTCCTTGCCGACAGAGCGCTGCTGGAAAACATGTACACCATGGTGTCGCTGCTTCAAATGCACGGGATCGTGCCCGTGTTCATATTTGACGGGAAACCACCCGACGAAAAGCGCACCCTTTTGAATAAGCGCAAGTATTTGAAACGGGCGGCAGAAATTAAATACAATAATGCGAAAGTGCAACTGGAATTGAGTTGCTGCCGAGACGCAGACGCGACGCATTCATTGAATGCATTGCGGCGCCGATTCATTCGCCTGCGGGATGCAGATTTTGACCGCGTGAAAACGCTGCTGCAGGCGCTCGGAGTGAATTACATCGTGGCTCCCGGCGAGGCAGACGCGCTGTGCGCGCAAATGGTGTTGAAACGCAAAGCGCACGCGTGCATGTCCGACGACACCGACATGTTTGTGTATGGATGCCCGCGCGTTTTGCGGCATTTGAATTTGATGGATGAAACCGTCACCATGTACGACATGTCCAAAATTTTGAATATGCTGGGCATAACAATGACCGAATTTCGCCAAATTTGCGTGGTTTCAGGCACCGATTACGCTGCTACAATGCACCTGCACTTGAAACTCACCCTGAAACTGTTCAAACAATACAAAAAATGCACCCAAGATGCGGCTGCAACGGGCGGCATCGTGGCCACCGACTTTTACACCTGGTTGCATCACAACTGCAACACATTGTGTCCACGATTGAAGTTCAATTATGATGCAATTGTTGCAGTGCACGACATGTTTGACACGACACATGTCAAATTCACCACACCCATTCACAAAAATAATTTCAACCGTGAATTGCTACACGAAGTCATGGCGCATGAAAATTTCATATTTGTTTGAATGAAGAAACAACCACTGTGAAAAGCATTTGAACCACGATTTCATACATAAAATAAAAGCGGCGATGTTTTTATTTTATTGTTTATACGTTTTTATTGCATTGATTTTGTTTATTATTTTTTTATTGCATTTTGTTTTATTATTTTATTATTTTTTTATTGCATTTTGTTTTATTAGCTTATTGTTTTTTTATTGCAGTTTGTTCTATTATTTTATTATTTTTTTATTGCATTTTGTTTTATTAGCTTATTGTTTTTTTATTGCAGTTTGTTCTATTATTTTATTATTTTTTTATTGCATTTTGTTCTATTATTTTATTATTTTTAAGCAGTGCCGGCAACAATGGCAGCAGCGGCGGCAGACTTTGCGGCAGTGGCAAAGTGGGGCGACATGTAACGCTGCAGGTTGAAGTAGGTGAGCTCCTCGCCCTTCTTCAACTTGAGCAGGGACTTCAGCTTGGTGTCGGGGTTGATGCGACGGCCGTTCTCCTTGTCCTGCAAGTTGTTGTTGCGGATGTAGGCGTTGATCTCACGAGTGACCTCGGTCCTGGCCATCTCGGAACCGTCGGTCTTGCCGAGAAACTCGGACAGCTCCTTGGAAATGAGGGTGGGCTTCACAAAGCCGGAGGGCGCGCGGTTGCCGACCTTGCGACGCTTCTTAGCGCTGGCCTTCTGAGCGGTGCGAATCTCCTTGACGGCATGGCGCTCAAGGGCACGGAGCTCGGAACGGAGGGTGGCGGCAAAAGCAACCACCTGCTGCAACTTGGAAGAAATGGAAGCAAACTGGGCAGCAATGATGGACTCGGTGGAGGGAGCAATCACCTCGGCGGAACCATCAACCACAGCAGCGGCATCACTGGAGGAGGGAACGGGTGCGGCAACGGGAGTCACAGGAGCAGCCTTGGACTCCTTGGGAGCCTTGGGCTCCTTGGGAGCCTTCACGACCTTAACCGGTGCGGAAGCAGTGGTCGCTGAAGCGGGAGAAGCAGAAGCGGGAACGGGAACGGGAGAAGCAGAAGCAGAAGCAGTGGTCGCCGAAGCGGAGGTCTTTGTCGTCTTAGCCATTGTGTTGTTTGTTTATACCCTCTATAGAGATGTCTTTTTAAGCCTTTTTACGAATTAAGTGTTTATGCACATTTGCATTTCAAACTGCAATCCATTTGACATGCCAAATCTGCAAACATTGCCTAAAGATGTTGAATCCATCGCGAATTGCGCGAATTGCGCGAATTGCGCGAATTGCGCGAATCATGTGAAATGCACGACCGATTCGTACAGCCATGGCATGGCAGCCTGCGCGCTCTGGCTGACTAAAGTGAGGGCAGACAGCACATAGTATGCACCCAGCCCCCGGCTGTCGCGAGTGTTTCCAGATGTCACGAATGCATTTATTAGTTGCACCCCTTCATGATTGATGGCGTCATGCGGCATGTATCTCAAATCAATATGGCGAAAGGGGTCGCCGTTTGGCGGGCAAATCTCTTGCTTTAATTGCGGTATGATCTGCGCCCGATAGTTCCAAATGTCGGCCAACTCGCGCATGAATCGCAGGACTGCCACTGCGGTTAGCTCGCTAAACCACGCCGAATCGGCGTAATGCCCGTGCGAATTGATTTGTTGAAATGCGAGAAACAACAGCTGCTCATCCTGCTGCTGCGTGGACAACACCGGTTCGGGTTCTGCCTCAATGGTGCAATTTACACCGATTATTCTAGTCAACCGTATTTTTCGGTGCATTTGGCGGCGCAGCGTGTGCGGGAACGGCATTCGGTTGTACGGATTTGAAGGATTCGGCTGTCCATTCTTCATTTCGGTTTCATAATACGTGTTGAGCGACATGATGTCAAACCCGTACACCACGCCGGATTCATCCTTGAAACTAATGAATTGATTGCGCGGAATGTCGCGCACGTGCTCCATGCTGTAAAAATCGGTGTCATTCACGCAGATCGCACGATCATGATATGCCGGTCCGCTTATGCGCGCATGCATTTTGCAGAAACTTCTGCGAACCAGATGTTGAATCCTCGTTATGAAATGTGACTGAATCAAATGCGAGTGGATCCGACCCTTTAATTCTTGCTTGGTGCCGCCGCATTTGATGCCGTGGTGCTTGCATATGTCCTTAAGTTCTTGCACCCTGTGGTGGTCGCATTGCTTGAATGCATCATGATCTGCAAATGCGGGGATCTGAACCCCTTGTTCTTTCCTTTTGCAAACCCGTTTTTTTGCGCATTTTATTTTTATTTTAATTGGTTCTATGTCTTCAATTTTCAAATTGTCAAGCATTTCATCGTAATTGTCCACATGATTGTATATCACGAGATCATCGCCATATTGGATGATGTCATTTGCATTTGTGTCATTTGCGATGATGTTGTAAATTAAGTCATATTGCGGTTGTGGTTGATGCTGATGTTGATGTTGCTGCTGCTGCTGCTGCTGCTGCGGCTGCTGCGGCTGCTGTGGTTGCTGCATGCGATCCCCACCTGATAATGAATGCGTGTTTTTATTATATTACGTATATTTTTTTATATCTTTTCACAGATGATTGAACATTGCATTAAGAAACAACATGCGCACAACAATGCATTTGCAAACAACTTAAACTTTTTTTATTAATACAATACATAACCCAATCCCGCCTAAAATGAAGCTCGTTCCATGTTTACTTCTTCTGTGCACGCTGTCCATGACAGCCGGCATTCCGATTGATGCTCAAAATGAAAATCATCATCACTATGCCCATCACAATGGTGTCGCTGCCAGTTCCAGTGCCAATAGTTCCAATGTCAACGCCAATGTGACTCACAATGAAGGGCGCAATTTGTTGGTGTCAATGTTTCTTGTTCCCAAGGCATCCAAACCTGCACCAAAAGCTGCACCTGCTCCCAAGCCTGCACCTGCTCCCAAGCCTGCACCTGCTCCCAAGCCTGCACCTGCTCCCAAGCCTGCACCTGCTCCCAAGCCTGCACCTGCTCCCAAGCCTGCACCTGCTCCCAAGCCTGCTCCTGCTCCCAAGCCTGCACCTGCTCCCAAGCCTGCTCCTGCTCCCAAGCCTGCTCCTGCACCTAAAATCGCAATTAAGGTTGCTGCGCCTGCTTCCAAGCCTGCTCCCAAGCCTGCTCCCAAGCCTGCACCTGCACCCAAAATCGCAATTAAGGTTGCTGCACCGGCACCAAAGCCTGCACCTGCTCCCAAAATCGCAATTAAGGTTGCCGCACCGTCCTTCAAAATATCATCTGTGTTAAGCGATTGGCTCAAAACCCCCTTGGGCGCATCAGCCGCCACCTTCTGCACCTCACTCGGCGTCCAAAAGAATGCCGACGTGTACAGCGGATGTTTAGAAGACATGCGCGTCACCAAAAGCGAAGCCATTGCTAAAGAAAGTGCAGTGAGTGCAATGGAGTTTGCATCTAAGGACAATGTTGCATCCCCCAGCACCCGGTTTTGCGTGGCATCAGGCGACCCCCACTGCACCAATTATGACGGCGATTTCTTTCACATCCAGGAGCCCGGCATTTACACCATCGCCACGTCGCGTGACGGTGTGTTTGAAGTGCAAGAAAAGATGCGCAAGAACGGCGCCGACAAGGTGGGTGTGCCGTCCTGCATGATCGGCGCGTTGGTGCATTACAAGCAGATCTCAATTGAGGTGGATGTTGCCAATTTCAAGAAAATTCGGGTGAACCGCGTTGAACTGGATTTGAAACAGGATGAAACCGTTAAATTCGGAGGCGTCACTGTTCGCTACGGAAAACAGAATGTGGAATGGCGCGGTCAAAAAGATGTGACCATGGGACTGAAGATGTCCACGCCCGAGGGGTTTGGAGTGCTCATCATGGGCGGATACTGCGGTGTTCTGGAAACCAGCGTGCCTAAAAACTACTACGGCAGAATGGGCGGCATCTGCGGCAATGCCGACGGCGCCAAAAATGCGGCCGATTACTTTTCTCCCAGCGGCGAACTCATGAATGTGAACCGCGGCGCAAAGCAGTGGGAAATGACGGGTTACAACGGCCCTAGCTCACCGCTCTCCAAATGGCAGCTGGCGTGGAAGGCAATCGGATCAAGCTGCCACTTTGCGGCAGGGTGCGAGGCAGGACCTGTTCCCAAGGTTGTTGCAGTCAAGGTTGCTGATAAGCCTGTCGTTGCTGCCAAGGTTGTTGTTGCCGTTCCTATTGCTGCCAAGGTTGATAAGCCTGTCGTTGCTGCCAAGGTTGCTGATAAGCCTGTCGTTGCTGCTAAGGTTGCTGATAAGCCTGTCGTTGCTGCCAAGGTTGCTGATAAGCCTGTCGTTGCTGCCAAGGTTGCTGATAAGCCTGTCGTTGCTGCCAAGGTTGCTGATAAGCCTGTCGTTGCTGCCAAGGTTGTTGTTGCCGTTCCTATTGCTGCCAAGGTTGCTGATAAGCCTGTCGTTGATGCCAAGGTTGTTGTTGCTGATAAGCCTGTCGTTGCTGCCAAGGTTGCTGATAAGCCTGTCGTTGCTGCCAAGGTTGCTGATAAGCCTGTCGTTGCTGCCAAGATTGTTGTGTCTCCAACTGCATCTGCGTCATCTTCCAAGTCATCTCATTCATCTCATTCATCTCATTCATCTCATTCATCTCATAAATCAGCTCCCGCGTTTGCAACAGCAAAAGACGACGTCATCGGCGACGTGAACAACATGCACACTCGGATTGTTGGAATCATTCATGAAACTCAAACTCTTCAGAAGAGAGAAATTGTTCAAAATAAAAAGAACGTGAATATCTCTCAAACCGATTTGGATAAATTCATGATGAGGATGGAAGAAGAGCAAAGACAGTTGCTCAAACTAAAGGCCAGCATCCTTAAAACGAATCAAAGCATAACGGCTCATTACGCGCAGATGACTGCCGATTCTCTCTACTTGCATAAGTTGGACCTTATCAAACCGCAGTTCTTGCAAAGCCTGGATGCCACCAACGCCAACTTTGCCGCGCTTTCGGATCACGTGTCCAGGCTGGTCAGCGACGAGCACAAGAAGGCAATGATGGACATTCTGGCTCGGGCCCGCAATGCCACCGTGTATGACACGCGCGATCTGGCCCAGGCGTTTTTGGCGCACTATGAGAAGTACAAGAACGTCATGCGCGCCGATTCCACCACATACAGTCAGGACCTCCTCAACCTGAAAGACCTGACCCAGCGCTATGCATCAGGTCAAACCGTGTTCAGCGGTTTGAAGGCCGAGGTGGCGCGTCTCCGTGAGCTCGTGGCATCCTTGAAAAAGACGGTGGGAGCCAGCGAAGCCGATGCCGCCATGTTTGCGCAAATTGAGCAAATTATTTCGGAAATTCTCTCGTCCAAGAAGACCAAATTCACGACAGATGGGGGCAACAAGGAGTGCGCGGTTTCCGTGCTCAAATCTCACGTGGCGAATGGTCTGATATAAATAAACAACGATCAGAAGTCGTTTGTAGTTTCATTATTATTATATTTGTAATCTTATACTAATAATCATGAATTTAGAACAACATCAGGGCCAGGAACAGAACCACCCGAACCATGTCCAGGACTGGATCCAACTGTCAGATAGACTTGACACATTAGAGAGAAAATTGGATTTAATATTGTTGAAATTGGATGGAAGTGTCATCAAAAATTGTGACAAAATGGGAAATCACATTGATTTTGTGAACGGTGTTTATGCAACCGTAAAGGTGCCATTGAATTATATTGCAAATAAAATATACAAAATTGCAAACCCGTTGAATTCGCACAAAGAATTAGAATTGCCCATTTCACAATAAAACATCATCATGCCATTTGCATCATCATGCCATTTGCATCATCATGCCATTTGCATCATCATGCCATTTGCATCATCATGCCATTTGCATCATCATGCCATTTATGTTACTTTTCATCTTTCATTTTTAGAGAGAGCCATCATGATTTAATTTATATTATTTCTTTGGGAAGTATATAACTTAAATTTATAAAATGGTTAAGCATTCTAAAACTTCTCGCCGTGGACAGAGTCTCGTTCGCGGACGCACTCAAAGACGCAGGCAAAGAGGCGGCGTCAGCAATTGCCACTTAGGAACTCGCGTCAAAACAGTTGTTTCGCCCTTTAGCAAAATGCAAAAAGGCGGTAATCTATTCCACCGACCTTTCCACTAGCGTCAAAACAGGCGGTAATATATTCCCCCCCCCCCACACACTCGCGCCATGTTTAGCAACCCCCACGATTCACACTCATCATGCGTCTTTAAGTATTTTCCGCGAATTAAAAAAAAAATTGATTTAAAGGTTTGGGCATAGGAAGGGTAGGCAGTTCAAAGCAACAACAACGACCACACCAACCACACCAACAACAACCACCCCGACAATCAACACAATGGCCAAATCAACCGAATCCATCATCTCTGGCGTCAACATGAATGCTGAAACCGATACCAAATACGCAAAAGTCAAGGTCAACAATTCTGGCGGCAAGAGCGTCGGCATCCTCAATTCCAGCTCCAACACGGTTCTTCACGTTCAGACTCCGCTCATGCTCACCTGGGGCGTGAACGAGAACACCGACAAGAAGACCGGCGAGGTGCAATCCTACACCATGGCGCTTCAATTCCCCAGCGACGAGTACAAGACACCCCAAGTGAACAAGTTCTTTGCGAACATGCAGCAGTTTGAGGCCAAGATCAAGCGCGATGCCATCGCCAATTCCAAGGAATGGTTCGGCAAGGCCATGTCCGGCGAGGTCATCAACGCCATCTTCACGCCCATGCTCTACTACTCCAAGAACCCTCAGACCGGGGAGCCTGACCTGACCAAGAACCCCACGCTCAAGGTGAAGTTGCCATTCTACGATGGCGAGTGGAAGGGCATTGAGATCTACGACACCGAAAACACCACTCTGTTCCCCGGCAATCCCGACGGCAAGACCCCCAAGGACATCATCATCAAGGGATCCGACGTGTCGCTCATCATGACATGCGGCGGGCTTTGGTTCGCAGGAGGCGCTTTCGGCGTCACTTGGCGCTTGTTCCAGGCGGTTCTCAAGCCCAAGGCCACCCTTCGCGGCAAGTGCCACATTGTGCTTGACGAGGACGAGCAGAAGCGCATTGCGGCTCCATCCAAGACACAGCAGTCCCATGCCCACGATGATGATGACTGCGTGCCTTCATCTGCTGCTGCTGCTGCTGCGCACGAAGTGGATGTGGAAGACTCCGAGTCCGAAGAGGAGGAAGAGTCGCCCGCTCCTCTTCAGAGAACCATGTCATCTGCGCCGCCTCCTGCTGCTGCTGCCGCTGCCGCTGCAAGCGCGCCTAAGAAGATCATCGCCAAGAAGAAGTAAAGCCATTGGCTTAAAAAAAGGCACCACTGCGATTATGTGACATGTGACATGCAAATAAATGCAATAAATGATATAAACCCCAAAAAACAATAAAAAATATTTTTTCATTGTTTTCATTGTTTTCATTGTTTTCATTGTTTTCATTGTTTTCATTGTTTTCAATCGTGTTTATTTCAAATACTCATTCATTGCAATAAAAATTGATTCTCCAATTTTTCTTCAACTATATAAACACATCGGCATATTGAACCCATTGTCAAAATGTTTCATTGTTTATCAGAACAACGAAACAATGAAGATCGGAAAGCAAACAAACGGTTGAGGAAGCTGTCGCATGAAGAACAACTGGAAATAGAACGACAGCGCAGTGAAAAAATGCAAAGAGAATGCACAATGCAGCAACAAGAAGCGCAGCGCAAAGAAGAATACAAAAAGAAAAAGGAACAGGAGCGCAAAGAATATGAACGCACGAAAGAATTGGAACGCAAGAAAGAAAATGAAGACTTAAGACGCCAAGAGGAACAAAGGCAACGCGCTAGAGCATCACAGCTGCGACGTGACGAAGTATTGCGACAGGTGAATGAATGGCATCTTCGCGCCGAAGAGCAGCGACGAATCCAAGAGGAACAGCGACGAATCCAAGAGGAACATCAACGAATCCAGGAAGAGCAGCGACGAATCCAGGAAGAACAGCTGCAACAATTGATGCGCAATCAGATTTTACACAAAGAATTGTCCGAGATACGATTGCATCATCCCAATGAAACCTATCGCAGTTGCGTGCTAAAATTGTGCAAAAAATATCACCCCGACAAAAATCCCAATGCAGATCCGGAATACATTCGGATATTAAATGATATGAAACAATTGCTGGCTTAAAAAAAGGCACCAATTCAATGGAATTAGGTCCCGGTGCAAATCGCGTATGAATGATAGCCGATGGCCATAATGCCTTCCAACAGGATCAGATTGTAAGCAATGTCGGGAGTGTTGGGACCAGTGCGTCCGATATAAATCACCAATGGCGCCACAATCAAAACATGGAACCATGAAACGAGAGAATGCGCATTCTTTAATAATTTTAATCCATGTGCAATGATGATGGCAATGCCTAAAAATATGAGTGCGGTGTATAACCACGACGGAGCCGAATTTTTCCGGACGCCTAAATACACGAACAGCGCTCCCACGAATATGATGTGAAACACGTGCACAATGACCAATTTACTAACCATCCTTTTCCTTATTTATGTGTATTTATAAATGTTGTCAATATTTTATTTATAACCATGTCAGCAAATAAACCACAACCACGGGTCAAACGAGCCGCACATGCACACAGATCGGAGCCTTGGTCCTCACATCGTAAATATCATTTGCACAAATGAGAGAAATTCCATGAATATTATTCCTTAAAACAACAGTTTGACTAGATTTAATGTGCAATTCTCTCACTTGAAGTTCCACGCATTCAGAATCATACAGCGGAATGCGCAACACCCCCGTGCTCAGGGACAACAGCTCCTTGATGTCCGCGCTAACATCAATGTGCAGCTCGTTGTTCGCATCAATTGACATGTGATCCGGTATATCCGGCATGCATTTCACGATCAGCTGTTTGCCGGACTTGTCTAGAGAGTCGGGTGTTGCTTCAACCCGATAGTGCAACTCGCTGTGCCAAAGCGGCACGTAAAACGTTTGACCATCAAATTGAAGCACCGAAATGTTATTCTGAATGACGTCTTTGAGAGATGGTTTTAAAATGATGATATTATTATTCTGCATTTTCTCTCGTATGATGCGAGTGATTTCCTCAAAGATGCGGGCATCCATGCTGACCGCCGAGTTGTACTGCTCCAACGTTTCGTACAGCTGAAACAGCACCGATGGGTCCAGCGAATCCAGCGCCGCATTCACAGAAACGGATGCATAATCATGCACGATGCGATGCAACAGATCCAACAACACCTGATTCACTCGGCGGTCTGATTCATCTTTGTCCTTCCTCTTAAAGAGAGATTTCATGAAATTCATAAAAATAGTAGAATACGTGACAGTATCTGCATTGTCCTCGTCGTCGTCGGTTGATTGAGTTGCATCGTTTTTTGCACCCGGCAGCAATGCGTGATACGCCTCATTTAATTCCTGGAATGCAGCAGTCGCATCGGGCGTGTTGCCGTTTTTGTCAGGATGCAGTTTCAGCGCCATAATGCGATACCGTTTATTCAATTCGGACAAAGAACAGTCACGCGACACACCCAACATGGTGCGCGCGTCCTTTAAATTCATCATTTTCGTTCCAGTTGATTTGATTTTGCGTCATGCGTTTATATGAAAATTAAATCAAATCATTTGCGAAATGCACGGCTGCTTGTGCGTTGGGATGCGCGCACATCATTTTTTTCCATTTGCACAAATCATGTTCACCAGCATGAACACAAAGTTTTCCAAATGATAAATGGGTCGGTAGTTGTTGTTGTAATACTGCAGGAAATTGCACGTGTTGATCAACACCTCGGACATGTCTTCATCGCGCAGCGCATTCGTGCGCTTCAGGTCGGTGATTAAATGCCACGCACATTCCGTTATGTCAAAATCGTAAATTAATATGTCATACAACAATTCTCTTAATTTCATGTACCGAATTTGCGTGACATCGGTTATGTATTTGCACAGGTTATTAAACAGTTCTTGATTTGATGTTGTTGTCATTTTGGTTCCATGATGCATTTCGGAGTCGGATTCATGGTTTTGCAAATTGTTTATATTGGTCACATTCTCTGGAATTATTTTGACCGTCGTTTGCGGAATTATTTTTTTATACATGGCAGCCGTGGGGCGTGCCACTGGTATAACTTCGCAACTGTTTAAAATATTATTTGGTATGAATCCGATGTGTTCCGTCATTAGTATGTATTTTAAACGTATTGGATTGTTGCCCCCTTGATGCGGAACATGCATGTAGCTGTAAAACGTCTCCAGCAGTTCGCTGTGAATGTTGTGAAAGTATTTGCACACAATGATTCCAACCGAGTCTGACCGCGCGCTAATCACGTCCACGATTTGATTGTGCATTTCATTCCACAGCAGCTTGGAATTGCATCCCAGCAATGACATGTCAATCTCAAAATGAATGTCGCTCATTTTTATAAAATACGTTTCCTTGTTGAACGAAATTGTCAAACGTTTTTCATATTTAAGATGGGTTGGACTGTATCGGCTGATGCATGCAAGCACCTGGCTGTATTTGCCCGTACCCGGTGGACCATAAAATATCAAATTTCTTAGATGGTCCACACTAGATGGGAAGGCGACCGAATACAATGTTTTCAATTTAGGATGCAACGGGCGTGCAATCGCCGATTCCACATGCGTTTCAAAATGATTTTCGTTTATTTTCATGGCACAGTATCCGAATTAATTATAATCCATGGTTATTTATTTAAACGCATTGCAACGCATATATTAAGATTTCGTAATAATAATAACAACACGCGCCAACCGCACTAAGACATACAATGAGTTTTCTGATTTATCCGCACAAATTTGATGCATGTCACTTGCATTATGAACCAGCTGTTCAAAACAATGACGTGGCTGACAGCAAATTCTCTCGCATCATTTATTCCACGAAGCACATTTCATTGAACGGCATTGGAATTGCGTTGGATCCAGTTGGCGTGAGATGCGAGCAGCATTACAATAAAATATTTGCGTCGTTTGATGCGTCGCTTCCTGTGAATCAATCCATCGTGTCGCAGTTGCACATGATTGAACAACAAATTGTAAATAAATACGTGGATTCCGTTTTGGAGGGAACGCGCCGGTGCATTTATTCACTCATGGATCACTTGAACAGTGGAAGCATAAAAGCTTATGCAAATGACAATGTGGTTGATTCGGGATCCGGATTCGGATTCGGATTCGGATCCGGATCCAGTGCCACACACGCCGATAATGCCATCATAAGCCACAAGAGCAACACCCTCATGATCAAAATAAGCGGAGTTTGGGAAACCAATGATGAATGCGGACTGTCATACAAATTCATCAAATGCTGAAATGCATCATCAATGGAAATTTATGGAAATTTATGGAAATTTATGGAATCATTTTCATGGAAAATAAATAGTATAGTGTTCATGTATCAATGAATTTTAATATTTTAGGATATGTTTTAATTGCGTTAATCGCCATCATTTGCGTTGGAGTGTATCAAAACTCGGACGCATTCCAGTTGAAGTGCATCGTTTCCGAGGTTGACGGAAACAAGTACTGCGTGCGCGAACGCTCCAAACTGGTTTTGGCCGCAGATTTGCTGGCGCAGTGCACCGTCAACATGAAGAAAATGGTGGACTACATGGAGCAAACGTACCCGGACCAAGACAATGTGCGGCGCCTGGTTGCCGGATTTGACCCGCAACAAGTGTGCGAAACACTGCCCACGAGCGAATTCACCGCTTACAGCGAGAACAAGGGCGAGAAGCTGGCGTTCTGCCTGAACACCACCAAAACGGGGAACAAGCTCATTGACACAAACACGCTCATGTTCATTGCGCTGCACGAAATGGCGCACATCATGACCGAGAGCATCGGGCACAAGGACGAGTTTTGGCAAAACTTCAAGTTTCTGCTGCAAAATGCCGCCGAAATTAAAATTTACACGCCGGTGGATTATAAGAACAAGCCCAAGCAGTACTGCGGCATTGAAATCAATGACAACCCGTACTTTGACGCTTAAACAAATAACAAATAATCAGGGTCGGACAGGCTCGTAGTGTCCGCCGCTCCACTCCAGCTCAAAGATTTTGTCGGCGGGCACAGTTGAAACCGAAACGGGCAAGAATTCAATTGTCTTTGGATTAGTGTTTGAATGCTGCGCATTTGAATGGCCTTGTCCTCGTATGTCGTGCACCACAATGCGCGCGTTCCAAATGTTGCAGGCGGCCTGGATCTCAATGGCGCCGCCCCATGTACACGGGCTGCGCATGGCGCCGATGTAGTGATCCGATGAGTTTGAAGAATCCAGCTGCAGCACGTCGTGCGTGGTCATGCCGTCAATGATCGGCAAATTGGCATGCAGGTAGTCGCAAATGCGCTGGCGAATGGCCTGCGGGTCAGTTTGTGGCGCAATGAAATGCGAGAGACTGTTGAACAAACAACTCATGGGGTATAGTTGCAACTATTTGCGCGGGCGTGTGATTATGATGGTTGTCGTTTATTTTATAATTATTTAATAAAAATTAATCATAATTGCAATAAGCAATAATTAATTAAAGTAGACTCCTAAAATGCACATGTGGGCATTGTATTTGCTGTATGCACTGTTTACTGTCATTATATTATTGTGCATCACACTGTGTGTGGTGATAGGGAGTTACGGGGTATGGTTTTATTTCAAAAAAACAATGGATGATTGTAATATTTTTTTCAATGAGTACAACTCCTCAAGCAAAAAAGCAATTGACAAATACGGAGATTGCATGATCACGCGCGCATATTTGATAACGGTTCCACTTTCAAATTTAACCTTATTTATGTTGAATCTAATAACCATGCAAAATAGCAAAACCATATTAGATGACGCCATGCATTTGCAATTGATGATTGAAATTGAGACAAGCAACCATGAAAAAAAAATGATACTGATAGACAAAACCAATTGCATAAACATATTGACCGAATTTAACATCAATGATGAACATGTCATCATTCCAATTCCAATAAAACTAAAACACAAGCACACACTGAGTGAGATTCTTGATAAAACGCATGATCGGGTGGGGAAACTAAAGTTTTTCAATTGGCACATTTACAAAAACAATTGCCATTATTTCATAAAAGAATTGATATTTCAAATAAACAATGAGTTCAGGTCCAGATACATTAAAAGCCCCAAAAAAATCAAACACCGTTGCAACAAACTGTTTTGCAATGAACTCGCCATGGGCTTGTATCACGTGATGATGTTTTTGTACAATTTCTTTCAAAAATACATCATCAACGTGAAACAACACATTGTTTCAAAAATCATAAACATGGTGTGAGTGAGTGAGCTGGATTATTCAAGCAGTTCCGAATGAGCCGGAAAGAAGGTGTCGCATGCATATATGCCATCCATTTGAGTGATGCACATTTCATCAATCATTATGGCATTGTTTGCACGCATGGTCATAAACTGCTCATAAATGCTGGCGCCGCCAATGATCCACACCTCGTCGTATTTTGCAGATTCCAAATGCGCGAACAAGTCCGGAATGGAAGCGAACCAATGCTCTCCGTCATTGGTTTCAGATCTTTTTGCATGGGCGTGAGACGAGAGAATTAAGTTGGCACGTCTGCGCAACGGCTGGCGCGGGATGCTGTCCCACGTGGTTCGCCCCATGACGACCGCATTGTTTCCCGCGCCGGTGGTTCGCTTGGCAAAATGGGCCATGTCGGCCTTGCAATGCGGCCAGGGCAGACAGCCCTCATATCCAATGCCGCCGTTGGAGCACATGGCCGCGATGAGTTTGAATGTTAACACCATGAATGGATTGGGAATTGTTTTATCTTTGTGTGTTATCTTTGTGTGTTATCTTTGTGTGTTATCTTTGTGTTTTATCTTTGTGTGTTATCTTTGTGTGTTATCTTTGTGTGTTATCTTTGTGTCCATCTTTATGTTTATCTTTGTGTCCATCTTTATGTTTATCTTTATGTTTGTGGTTTAAAATTATTTAATGACAAATGAAAATGATTATATAATATCAACAATTATATAATTTGCAGTTTTAAAAATGGATGCAAAAGCAAATCCAATTTACATTGTGAATGTGATGGGGCAAACACCCCAACTGATCGTGTTTGGGCCTGCAAATGAAAACAGCCCGCCACCCAATGAACGCATGAAGTACTCCGACCAGCGCATTCATCCCGACGACACCATAGAAACCATTAAGCGCAAAATACTGTTGGAACTGCAAACACAATCATCGTTGTCATTGTCCTACGACGAGCTGTACCTGTTTGCCAGCGTGCAACCGTTTTTGACGGTGGAACGCACCCTTCGGCTGTTGACTTGCGGGCATCGGTTCCCCCTTTCGCGCGACCGGATGATGACGCTGTGCCAAAATTTGAAGAGCCCGCACCTGGCAGAAGCGCTGTGCGACAGCATCGGGACCCGGGCAGATAAAACGGAATACACGGCGGACGAGCTGTCCGAATTTCTCTTGTCCGTTCAGGACAGCGACCACCTGCGCATGGAGGTGCCTCTGGGGCAAGGGCTGCAATACGATTACCCCATGCCCGCCAACCCGTACGAACCCGTCATGGACCCCTTTTTGAAAAAGGCGCACCATGATTTAGTGATAACCAAAAACAAGACCGTGCTTCTGGAATACGGGATGATACACGACAATGTGATGCACGTGTGCTTCGCGGCCGATGTTTTGGTTGCCCGTGCTGCAAAAGATGACGAACTGATAAAGCTGTATTTCCCGTATTTGCATGAAAAGGGAATCGGGTCACGCGAGCAGCTGGCCGAACACCGGCAGACGCTGCTGGATGAAACCCGCCCGCACATTGATGACGCTTTCATCAAGCACAATGAGGCGGTGGAGCTGCTGTACAACGTGTATGCCGGACGTCAGCAACCGAATGAGCTGCGATATTCTGAGCGCGGAATTAAATCAGTGCACTTCATCATGCGGCCGGTTGCGCGATTTGCGATGCCGCTGGACAACCTGTTCAAAGTGCTGCACAGCGCGCAACAAACGCCGCTCATCAAATACAACCCTCAGGGCCAGCGGGAGAAAGTGTATCGCATGTATGCGCCCAGCGTTGCGAAAAACGGGAACCGGATTCCCGCGCTGACCAAAACCAAAATTGTGCGTCTGGACGGCGAGATCGGAAAACGCCGGGGGGTGGCAGCTTACATGGAACACCGGATTGACGGCTTCACGTGTGAAGTGGTGTGTGAATTTGACGCGGATGCCAGCGTGCACGTTAAGGCGCATTTTCGCCAAGCGCTGCAATACGGACACGAGCACGACAATGCGGCCGATCACGTGTTGCGCGAGTGTTTGAATCCGCTGCTGGATGAAGCGCGCGGGTTCCTGCAGAGCACCAGCGGCAACAGCATTGACCTGTTCTGCAGCATTTCCGTGCCCACTGTGGAAATCGTGGACATTGGGTATGCCGCGTATTTGACGGAAACGCCGATGATTCGGTCGCAGGGCATCATGGGCTGCATGTCGGCCGTGTTCACGGTCATCAACGAAACCGATGGCGAACTCAGCATGCGCTACAAGCGCGTGTCCAATTACGACGAGCGATTCGGAGCGGAGGCGTACATTGCGGAGCGCATTCGCAAAGACGACCTGATTGGCAGAATCGTGGCCGGACTTGTCAAAAATCGCCTGGTCAAGACCGAAGAAGCGGCCATGCAGCGCATTGCGGATTATCGCGCGGCAGAACAAAATATGGAGAGCGCACACCGACGCGGCCGGACGCGGATCAAGCAGCCCGGATTTTTGACCATTGTGCGCCGCGAAAACACGGAACTGCACATAGAAATCAGCGACATCACCAGCGTGTGGTACATCCGCCTGCTGGAGATTTATTTGGATGCCATACTGCGGATTGCAATGTACCAGGATCGCAAGGGCGAGCGAACCACCCGCGTGCCGATGTTCGTGTTGAAGAGCATGTGCGCCAATGGTTCCGGACGCAAGATGACCGAAGTGCAGGAATTGAAAGAGGCACCCGAAGCCGTCGTTCCCGAATTTGTGGATGACCTGACATTTGAAGACCGACTTGCACTGGAACGAGCGCTGGAACGCGAAGCGGAGGGACTTGGTGCGTTGGAACCCGAAGATGAAGATGAATATGCGGGATTGGGCGATGTGCGGGATTTGATGGAGATGGAAGGCGAAAACAGCGAAGGAGAAGAAGGAAGCGTGGACGATCAGGTTGGCGGTGCACCCAAAAAATCTGCTGCACCTGCAGCTGCCGAAGGGTCCGAATCCGAAGGGTCGGAAGGGTCCGAAGGGTCCGAAGGGTTCGAAGTGTCCGAATCCGAAGGGTTCGAAGTGTCCGAATCCGAAGGGTCGGAAGGGTCCGAAGGGTCCGACCAAGGGTCTTCAACTGCCGCATATGCACCCCAGTCTTTGAAAAATCCGAACCCGTTTGAACACAAGCTGCAAAAGAGCGAGCCCATCCTATTTCTCTCCAAAAAAACCGGAAACTATGACACGTATTCCACCAACTGCCAGTCCAACATCAAACGACAGCCCGTGGTTTTGTCCAAGCGGGAATACGATGAGCTGCACGCCGACCCCAAAACTCGGCCCATGCTGAAAGATGCGCTTGAATACGGGTCCGACCCCGACAGCAAGTATTATTACATGTGTCCGCGGTACTGGAGTTTCAAAGACCGGAGACCCATGACCGAACAAGAAGTCAAAGATAAGAAATTGGAATCGCACGTCATTGGCAAAAAAGACAAAGAAGTTACGCAGGACAAATACATATTTGAGTTTAACGATTACGGCAAAGAACACATGGGGGGCAAGGGCTACATTCAGCATTATCCCGGATTTTTGAATGCCAGTGTGCATCCGGATGGCCTGTGCGTGCCCTGCTGCTTCAAAAAAAAACAGAAGTTTGAGGATTTGAAGGTGTGTGAAGACAAGTTGCGCGTGGCAAAGGGTGCCGTTCAGCACCCACAACTAGAACAATCACAAAAACCGCCGCAGCTGGAACAATCACTGCAACAACAATTGCAGCAATCACAGCAGCAACCACCGCAGCTGGAACAATCACTTCAACAACAATTGCAGCAACCACCGCAGCAACCACCGCAGCAGCAACCACCGCAGCAACCACCGCAGCAACCACCACAGCAGCAAAGGTCCCCGGACGATTACATTGTGGGTCCGGAAAAATTTCCAATTCCGTTGGGTCGCCGCGGATATTTGCCGCAACCCGTGCAACGATTTTTGAATTACGACAACAGCACGTGTCAGGTCAGCCAGACAAACAAATCCCTGAAAAAGAATGTGAAATGTTTACTGCGACACGGAGTGCAGGAATGGGACCAAGATGCGAGGGGTAGGGACGAAAAACCTTCAAGACTGAGTGAATTGCAGTCGTTCATTGCATGCATGGCAGCCCTCAGGCAGGATGCTCACCCCAAAAGCATACCCGAAATGAAACGCATCATTTTGGATGGAATCACGCTGGACTCGTTTCTCACGTATCAAAATGGCACGCTGGTGGATGCATTTAAACCCGCGCCCGGCCAGGACAAAGAAGTGCTGGCATCTGCTTCCATACACAGCAAGAGCAAATACGTGCAGAAAATGATGGCGAGCGCAAGGGGCAAGAACCAACCTACGCGTGAACGGGTCAATGCCGCAATGAGCAACACCATCAATGCGTACGAAAATTTCAGAAAATTCATTGCAAGCGATGACACCGTGATTGACCACACCTACATGTGGGACATTTTCACCACATTCAATCCCAAAATATTCAACGCGCAAAAAGTAGGGTTTAATCTGATTGTCCTGGAAATTCCAAAAGACGACAACAGCGACGCGCTGAACATTGTGTGCCCGTCAAATCACTATTCCAACAACTTTTTTGATGTGCATAAAATGACCGTGATATTGGTCAAACAGTACAATTATTATGAACCCATTTTTCAATTCACGGACAATGAGGACGCAAAGAAATCCGATGTGAAGAAATCGTTCAGCATAATTGCACCGACGCTCATGCCAAACCTGAAAATAATGATAGAACTAATAAAGGACTCCATTCTGCCTGGGTGTGCGCCATTGAGTGTTCCGGTTCCCGTGAAACAGTACACCTTCAAATACAACATTTCCGCTGCAGAAGCGATGTCCATTTTAAATAAACACGCCATCAAAGTGAATCGCCTGGTGCTGAACTATGATTCCAAAATCATCGGTCTGGAAGTTGAAAAAATGAATCCGAAAGAAAACAACCGGCTGTACTCCGGAATTGTTATGACCGCCGCATCACCGCTGGACGCGGACACGGCATTGGATCTCGTCATGATGGACGATCACGAGATTTGGGGGTCGTACGAAGACACGCTGAAGTTCCTCGCATTTATCAGCAAAGAAACGAAGGCGAAGATTCCGTGCCTGCCGCGCATCCAAGTCATTGATGATGGCCATCTCATAGGTGTGATGACCGAAACCAACCAGTTCATGGAAATACGGCCGCACATTGCCGAACCGCTGATCCAGCATCCGGTCGGAGTAAAACCGCTGGACATCATAGCATACAATACGCCGAATCCCAATGCCGCCGACGCGGAAGTGCAAACCGGGTCTCAGGTGGATACTGCCCGGGCAAAATACGTGCAGCGCATTCAATTGGAAACCGAAATGTATGAATTATTTCGCAATTCAATGCGCATCATGATCAACAAAATAAAAAACATGGACAAAAAAAAACGTCTGGAAGACATTGTGCACGGACACGGAACAAGCCACCAGGACAAAATTCGCGGAATCATGCAAATCTGCCAAGAAATGGGTGATCCGTTTGTCCACTTCACGATGATGTCAGATGCCGTGCTGGACGCGTTCATTTCAGAACACGAGTTTAAACCCCGGTCCACTGCATTCATGAAATGCATTACTGCCGAAAATCGGATTGAATACGGCCCAAACACGTGCTTGCGCACCACCGTGAATCCGAATCCCGTTGGAGATTGCAGCATCATTTTGCCGCACAAAAATCTTATCAACGGCATTGACAACCGCACGTTTTATTACGGCAAGTTGGCCGACGAACTGCTGCGATACACGCGCATTCGGCGGTTCATCTTGTCGGCTTCGTCCGCATTCACGTCGCTCATGACGATGCCCTACGATTTGCACGACAACGAAATCATTTTGCTGCACTCGCAGCTGGAGCACTATTTTGACCACCTGGAACCGGGGGCAGGGACCATGAACCGATTTGCGCGATACAACACGTTTGACACTTCAAATCCGGAACTGAATCCCGGTGAAGTTCCGTCCAGCAAGTATGTTGGCCCTGGAGTTGCGGGGCCTGGAGTTGTCGCGAGGCCCAAAGCGGATGAAGAAGAAATCGGCAGTTTTTGTGCGCCGATTGCAATGAAGTCATTGTCCGGAGCCGCTGCGCGTTATTTTCCAAAAACGGCGAATGTCATGGCGTTTGAAAATGCATCAGGGGAGTGCACGTTTGATGCATTTCTTTCCATGATGCGAGAAGAACGGGACGAATATGCGGATGCAGATGTGCGCGAATTAAAGGCCATTCTGGTGTCCAAGTATGCTGAGCTGATGCGCACCCACAAAGTGCAAATGATGAACTATTACAAACACATAACCGCCAATCGCACCACACTGGCGGCCAACTCGCAGGATTTCATCATGAACACCTTTCACTACATGACGCACTTGGACCTGTGGATTCTGGCACAGCATTTCCGCATCCCCATCGTGCTCTTTTCGGCACAACTTCAGTACCCGTTGGTTGAAAACCAGCGCGCGTGTTTGGTGCTGTATCAGGAACCAAACAAAGATGAAACCAATGCCGCATTTTATTATGTTGCGACGATGGGACGCAACCGAGATGTTGCCCCGACATACAGCATCGTTCACACTGGCGCGAATGAAATGAAATTCGCTCTTGTGCAATGCACCGATGGCGCATTTGTGGAACAAGTTGCATCCCAGCTAATGGTTGGAGTTGTTCCCGTTTCGGAATTCATTGCAGCATATGTGCCTGTTGTGAAAAAACGGATTGGATTAAAATCAGTTGCAGAGGCCAAAGAAGACGAATGAAAATGCGAAATGCAAAGAAGAATGATAATAAAATTAAAATATTGAATTGTAGTATAACCCAATTCAATAACTTTCACAATTCATAAATGCACTTTCACCTTCCTCACATTCACATCACTGCCCCCGAAGTTGAGCACGGGCTTGACATCATTGGCCAAATTGCGGGCGGCGGTGCCATCAGCAACGGCGCCGAAGCGCTGAGCGACGGCATTTCCACGGTGGAGGACATTCACAACCACCAGTACGGCGGCGCCATTGTGCACGGCGCCGAAACCGTGTATCACGGCGCAGAGGCCATTATTGACGGCATGGGTGGCAACTGGATGTAAAATCGCGCAAGGTTAACGTCGTTTTAATGATTTTGATTTTGATTTAGGTTTGCCTCCATGCTTGTTGTCGTGCTTGGGTGGAGATTTTTTGGTTTTAGGTGAAGGTGTCTTTGGCGTGCGCGGAACCGTTCTTGTCAAAGAATGCACGGCGGTTTTGCACAACGCAGGATGCATCTTGCAGTTGGGGGATTGATGCGGTCCGGTGCATTTGCACGGGCGCAGTATAGTCCGTAGATTCGGGGTCGGTTGCGATGAAAGCCTCTCCATTGCAATCCGACCCATTGCACCCATGGGTCTCTCGCGTTGGATTGTTTTGGTGATGACCTTGTTCACCCTGGCTTCCATTTGCTTGGCCGCATCCCGTTCGGCGCTCGTTTCTAGAGACCGCATGTGAATGGATGACAGCGCATACGGGCACCGAAATTCATGCGCATATTCTATTGATAACTGCACCAATTCGGCTTCGTCGCAAACCTGGCCCAGAGCGCAGCCAATCACCAGCGCATCCATTTTTCGCGAGTGCTCTCGTTTGCGTTTTTGGTTATCCATGGATATGATTTATATAATTGTTATATAATTGAGCATAAAAAATATTTTATGCTAAATGATTTTGTAAAGTGAACAAACATTTTTCATTTTTATTGCAATTTTATTGCAAAGCCATTGCATTGTCATTAAAACCCGACGTTGTAATTGTCGGCGCCATGACCCAAATCCACCTTCTGGATGCTGCCCACATTGGACTCAATGGTCAGCTTCTCAAACGCACACGCGCTCGTGTCCATGGCGGCCGAGCCCATCGCCTCCGCAATCTCCTCCTGCTCGTTCTGCGCCTGGAATGCCACGTCCTCCATCTTGGCAATCATCTGCGGCAGGTCCAGCATGACCTGAAAACTGCTGGTGCCGTAATACCCCTCCTGCCCGCACATGACGTTGGCCGAAATGCCGCGCATTTGGTCCAGCTCCGCGTGACGCGCCGCCTTCAGGAACATCTCCGGCGTCTCCTCAAATGACGCCTTGGCAATCGGCCCAATGTTGTCATTGTTAATGCCGTGCCTGAAAATGGACACCATGTGGGAACTCGCCGTCATGCGGTCACACAGCAGGCTCAGGTGGTGGTAATTGATGTACGTGCCGTCGTTCTCAAACACGCCCGTCATCTCGGTCAGCAGCGCCTCGCGAGCCGCCTCAATTCCCAGGACGCTGTGAATCTCCTGAATGTCGTCGCTGATCGTGCGATTCACGTCAATGTAGTCCAGCGCCAGCACGTCCATCAAGTTGGTCCCCTTCGTGTCCAAAACCCACGTCTCCTTCTTGACATACGCGCCATCCTCCTTGTGCAGCGTGTCCATCAGCTTGCGCAGCGTCACCTTTTTGATGTTTTTCAGGCCGCGCAACACAATGTTGTTCAGCAGCTGGTCCTGGAACGCCTTCAGCAGGTAAATCTTGTCCGACTGGTCCAGCGGGTTCTCCTTCGGCTTCAGCGGTTTCTTGCCGTTGATGTTGTTCATGCGCAGACGGAACACCAGCTTGTCGGCATTGTAGTCGGCGTAAATGCAGCTCACGTCGTCGCCGTGGCTGTTCTTAATTGCAAAGTGCACGTCGTCCATGGTGATGCGCTTGTCCAACATGGCCTCGCGACTCATGACCATGCGGATGATCCACTTGGAGCGCGCCGAATCATTGGGGTCGGCATCTCCCTCTGAGACATCTATGCCCGCGCACTCGTTCAGCATGCGCTGATACTCGTAATACTGCAACATCGTGCTGCGGTCCTCCTGGATCAGCGTGTTCAGGTCGTCGGGATCAAAGCAAATGGAGATGCTCTCCACCAACTCGCTCAGCTGCGTGAGCTCAATCTGCGCAATCAGCTCCTTGGCGCGCTCGCAGTCGGTCTCCTCGTCCTTCTTCAGATAAATGGTGAGCGACGAGTTCTTCGGGTTCTCGGTGATGGACAGCAGCTCCTCAATGCGGGGCACACCGCGTGTCACGTTCGCCTTCATGGCAACACCGCTGCCCGCTGTGTGAAATGTGTCGAACAATGCCATGCCATTTTCAACGATGAATGTGCGCGTTTCTTCAACCGTGAAATCATACATCCATTCGGTGGGGTTTGGAATTTCTTCAATGCTGACAATCTTGTCAAAGCGAACGTCGGGAAATGGGTTGGCTCCAATGATTGCGGCCAGTTTTTTGCGATTCATGTTTGTGTGCACCTTCCCGTTGTGCACAAATGTGGGAATGACATCATTCACTTCTGAACTGTTTTTCAAATTGGAATATCTTTCGGCATGTTGCACCAAGTATTCGCGAGTGGAATCATTTTCTGGCATTTCAAACGCCCTCTGGTTGATCGGAATGTAATCACCAATCTTGAGGTCTGACCCATTCGTTGCAGCCAATTGGTTCTTGGCATCAATGGATAAGAATGATTTTGCCTTCGTTGCAATGACCTGTCTTCCATCTTCAGTCGTGACTCGTAGCACAGTGTTCGTTCCATCCACATTCACCACCGGGTGACGCGTGACTGCTTCAACGCGTTTCCAACTCGTAATGCCCAATGCATCAACTGATGGAACAAACACATCTTCGTCCGCATTGATGTATCCAAGCTTTGTGTCATTTGGATGATCTTCCATGCGTTCCGCCTTTTCAATGTATTGGTCAATGTACGCTCCAATTTGATGGACTTTGATTTGCCCGTCAATTCGCAACATCACGCGTGTGTCATATGACACGCTGTTGAGCGTCAACTGCGTGGTGGGCTCACCAATGCTCTGGGCGCTGATCATGCCCACCATTTCGCCCGGCGCAATGAGCGAGCTCTTGTATTTCAGCACGATCATTTCCAGCAGCACGGACAGCGCCTTCTTGTTGAAGCGCTTCACCATGAGCAGGTCCTTCGGCGACAGGTAGTAGAAGTACATGGCCTTGAACAGCTCGGTGGGCGCGCAATAATGCATGCTTTCCAGGCGCTTGTACGCCGCCTCAATCATGGCAAACGCCTCCAGCGGTGTGATGTCCACAATGGAATTGTTGTTGATTTGCTGCAGGCCCTTCACATTATTAATCGTGTGGGCGAATGCCACTGGCAGGAACACGCGGTCGTTGTTCTTGCTGCGAAACACGCGCTGAATTATGGTTTCGCGCTGCTCAATCATGAAATCAATCCACTGCTTGCATTTGGCATCATTTTCAACCTTCTGCTTCTTCATGCGCGAAATGACGCCCTTGGTGAATGCCGCGGTGAACACCACGTCCTTCGGGTCGCTGCTCGGCATGTGGTAGTGCGCGTAAATCTCGTCCAGGCCCAGGTTCACCAGCGGCATGATCTGGCTCTCCACTTTCACGGGATCAATGCCGTCCTCGCCGTAGCTGAACTGAATGACGCGGCCCTTGTTGTTGCGCACCGTCATGTCGTACTCAATCTTCAAATCCTCCATGCCCTTGATGAGTCGGCGCTGGATATATCCAGTGGAAGATGTGTCGCGCACTTGGAGCCCATTCGCCAAGCCAAAGTTGAGCGTGGTGGGAATGGTCAAATCATACATCTTGGGATGCAGCGCAGGGTCAACTGGTTCAATGCTGACAATTGCATCCAGAACCACATCGTTGATAACACTTTGACTGTCAGAGCATGGAAGAATGGATTTCAAAATTTGATCCTTCCCTTCATCATCCAGTGCAATTTGATGTGCAAATTGTTGTGCATTTGATCCACGAATTGTCAGCATTGAATGCCGGCAAGCAGGTTGATCATCCACGATGGAAACCTCGGCGTGAATGCCTAAACGAGAACAGATGAACGCAAGGTCTTCTACCAGACGATTTTCACCAGACGTGAATTCAATTGTGGACGACTCGTGTGATACGACTGCATGTTTTGAAAAGTAGCATGTGATGAGACCCTTGATGTATTCTTTTCCTGCGATATACGACTCAACCGGAATGCGATTTTCAATGGAATTGCCAGCGCTTCTGCCGCGTTCAAATTCAGCATCTGAATCACCTTTCTCTTCACGATAGTCGCTGACTTTCTTCGCAACTGGCACAAAATCTCCCACCTTGATTTCATCCGTATATTTCTCGCGAAACTGACCCAGTTCCACATTCCACACCAGTAGTGATTTGTTTGCAGTAACGGTGACATAGCGCCCAGCATGAGTCGTGATCTTGTACAATTTTTCTCCAGGATCGTGTCTCGTGACTGCACTCACGGTTTCCCAAGACACATGGCCATCGTAGTCCATTGTGACGATCTTGACGGGATGATCCAGCTCAAGATATTCCATGTTTTGCTCCGTCATGCGCTGCACTAATGAGGATGAGGCCGACGAAATGTGCGCATCAATCCATTCGCCAATTTTGACGTATTTGGGCTCATCGTTTTCAACGACAATCACGGGCGTTTCCCATGTCACGGATTTCACAGCGGTGTCAATGAGACCCACACGACCACCCATGGCGTGAAAGAAGAGCTCCTCCGGCGTGAGCCCCGAAATGAAGGAGTTCTCCACGAAGCCGCGCGCGCCCGGGGAGTCGTCGTACTTCGTGAAGTGCGGCAGCGTGCGGTTCTCAAACCCGTAGGGGATGCGCTTGCCGTCAATGAGCTGCTGTCCGAGGCACGCAATCATCTGCGAAATGTTCAAATCGCTGCCCTTGGACCCCGCCTTGACCATGGTCACGAAGCGGTTGTCCTTGTCCAAGCTCTTCAACCCGATTTTGCCCGAGTCGTTCGTGGCCTTGTTCAAAATGTTGGTGACCTGGAACTCAAACTCGTCCTCGTTGGTGTTGCCCGTCGCGTTCTCAAAGATGCCGAGATAGGTCTGGTCAATGAGGTTCTTCACTTCCTTCTTTTTGGAAGTGATGGACTGCGCGATCTGCTCGTTCGTGCTGCGATTCGCAATCAAGTCGCTGATGCCCACGCTGTACGCGCTGCCCTTCATGTACTCCGTGACGATGTTCTGCAGGTTATCAATGAAGTCGGATGCCGCCATGTTGCCGAAGTCGTTGCAGGTGCGCGTGATGAGGCCGTTGCTGCCTCCGCCGAGCACGTCCTTGTCCAGCTGCCCGCGCAAATACTTGCCGTCCACAATTTCTAAGACACCGGGAGAAGTCGCAAAGTCGTCGTTTTCTCCGAAGCCCTTGGTCTTGTATTTCATGGTGAACGCCGGCATGATCTGCGACAGGATCTGGAAGCTGGTGATGCGCTCCGCGTGCCCCGCAAACAGTCCCTCGTTGACGCCATTGTACGCCATCAGCAGGTTCATGGCATCGCGCGGCGTAAACGACACGCCCGGGCGCGTTAACCGGTATGACCCCAGCAGCGAGTCCTGGAAAATGCCGATGATGGACTGATTTTTCGCCGGGCTGATGATTTGATACGGGACGGCAGCCAGGTTCTTCAGCTCCGCCTCGGCCTCCTCGTCCTGCGGCATGTGCATGTTCATTTCATCGCCGTCAAAGTCGGCATTGTAGGGCTTGGTGTCGCCGACGTTCATGCGAAAGGTGTCGCCCTGGTACATGATGCGCGCAATGTGACACATCATGCTCATGCGGTGCAGCGTGGGCTGACGGTTGAACAGGACGCCGTCACCGTCCATCATGTGCCGGTGCACGATGTCGCCGTTGTAAAGCACGATGTTCTCGCGGTCGGCGTATCGCAGCGAAATGCTTTCGCCGCCCTTGCGCTCCAGAATCTTCGCACCCGGGTACTCCTCCGGCCCGTTGCGCACGAGTTTGGTTAGAACCCGACGGTTCATGTCGTTCACCACCACCGGCTTCGTGATGTTCTTCGCAATTTTGAGCGGCACGCCGAGTTCGCGAATGGACAGATTGGGGTCAGGCGTGATGACGGAACGCGCCGAAAAGTCCACGCGCTTGCCCATCAGGTTGCCGCGCACGCGACCGCCCTTGCCGTTCAAACGCTCCTTGATGGACTTGAGGGGACGCCCGGAACGCTGGGCCACGGGTGCCGCGCCCGGAATGTTGTTGTCCACGAGCGTGGCGCAGTAATACTGCAGGACCGTGTGCCAGTCAGCGATGATGTTGGCCTGCGCCCCATCCCGGATTTTCTCCTGCAGAGTCTTGTTTGCCTTGACGATGTTCACGATGATGTGCGTGAGGTCGTCCTCGCTGCGCTGCTGGCCGTCCATTTTGATGGAAGGACGCACCGCCGGCGGGGGAACCGCCAGCACTTGACAAATCATCCAATCCGGGCGCGAAAATGCGGGACTGAACCCCATGAACGACACGTCGTCGTCGCTGATCCTGCGAAAGATCTTGAGAACAATTTCGGGGGTGAGCAGCATGTTCATTTTTTTGGCGTCTTCTTCCGACATGCCCTTTACGCCGTCACTGTCCCACTCGGCAATCAGGGTTGCCAAATTCTCTTTTCTGATTTTTTTCGGCATGAGACAGCCGCACCCGTCTTCATTGTCGTCGCCACAACGCTTCACCTTGCTCGCCGCGCCGAACACGTAAGACCAGCGCTCATCAGGCAACATTTTCAGTGCTTGCTTGTGCGTGTCCTTGCTGATGAGCAATTTGCTGCATCGGATGCACACGCATCTCAGAATCTTGTGCACGGTGGCCAAATGCTGGTAATAAAACACGGGAGCGGCCAACTCAATGCGACCAAAATATCCGGGGGTATTCATGTAGTCCAGACCATCCGTGGGACAAATCATGCCAGGCTCAGACACCCCCATGTAGGGACAAAACAATCCGCCAATGACGGGTTTGTTGCCCACATACGTGTCGCGACTCGTTATTTCAGTGACCGACCCTTTTCTTATTTCATCCGGAGACAACATGCTAAACTGAATTCCGACAATTTTTGATACGCGGGGTTTGGTTGATGATGATGATGATGATGATGCCATGGTTTGGGTTTGTTGTTGTATGTCTTATTGTCTTGCAAATGATTGAATCCTCCTTATACTAACTAAATAATATTTAGATTGTTTTGCAATCAATTTTTATTGAAATGAAATGCAATCGAACCATAATGGTTTGAATGAATTTCATTTTTTTTGATTTTTTGATTTTTTGATTTTTTGATTTTTTGATTTTTTGATTTTTTGATTTTTTGATTTTTTGATTTTTTGATTTTTTGATTTTTTGATTAATGAAAAAAATTGAAACAAAAAATCAAATATAAACACAATGCATCAAACTACATCAACATCCAGATATGCCCATCCACATCTCAACCATTCCGAAGAAATCCACCAAGGCAACCAAAAAAAAGGAAGAGTCCGCCCGAACATACAAGAGCAATGCGAATGGGCCAGATCCAACCGCGCCTCAACCCCCTTCGCCCGAAAGTGATGCAACCGACAATGAAGTGGAGAATGAATTGGTGGGCATCAATGCCAATGGCAATGATGCCATCACCACAGAAGTCAAACCCCCCAAATCCACGGCGACGGCGACGGCGACTGCTGCATCATTGACAAATGCAACCACAAAAGCAATAACAAAGGCAACCACAAAAGCAACAAAGTCAGCATCGTCTACGTCATATGATCGCCTGGAAGTGAATCGGTTGTTGTCTGACATGTTCCCATCCAAATACATGTCAGAAAAAGTGAACGCGCTTGAAGCAATCACTGCTTCTGCAACTCGCACTCGCAATCGTTCTACTAAACCCGCGACTGAGCCCGCGACTAAGCCCGCGACTGAGTCCGCGACTGAGTCCGCCACAGAACAATCACACGATGATCCGATTGCACAAGCAATCATTGCATCTGCGTTTTCAGAAACCCAACAAACAAATTCATTAACTCCGCCCATTACGCCAAAGACTAGCCCCCCGAATGCAAGCCCCCCCAATGCCCCCAATGCCCCCAAAAAACGCACCATTCAAAAACGAAAAAATGACAAACAAAAACAAAATTTCAATATCATCATACACGTTGAGCCCAAACCATCCGCGGACACCGACATTTCAAAACGACTTGATTTCGGTTCCAGCAAGCCAATTGCGCAACCACGTGACGCGCAACCACGTGACGCGCAACCACGTGACGACGATGATGACAGTGACGACGATTACATTCCAGGATGCACGGATGACGAGTGCTCCGATTCTTACAGCAATAGCAGCAGCAACAGCAGCGATGATGAGTATGAAGACGAAGATGAATACGATGACGACGAATACGATGACGATGACAGCTACTATTCCTCTTCGTCCGATGATGACTGCGATCCGGCCGAGTTGGAAACACTGCAGCAGAAATACACCGATGAAATCAAAATGATGCAATCATTGCGCGCAACGTATGAAGACATGCTGGTCAAAGACAAGACGAACCGTGTTGTGGCAAAACAGTTGCAAACGCTCAAGCAATCCGAGGACAAAATCAGAAAGGAGTTGGACAATCTGACGCACAGTCAGAAACGCAGAAATTCCAAGAAGTTCCGCAAATTGCTGCGCAAAAAGAACTCCACAAATGACCTGGAATATTTCAAGAAGCACCTCACAATTCAAGAGCAGCGCGCGCTAATTGAAGAAATGAATGCAGTCGCCAAGGTCACTGCAATTGAAAAGCCGTACAAGTTGACCCTGTTGGAATCCGACATTCCGCGCGACATGAAGGCGGTTGCGATTCGCAAGGTTGGCATGTTGCAGTACATGGAACCCGGGTGCGGCGAATACTGCAAGCTGAAGAACTGGGTGGAAGCCTTCATGCAAATCCCGTTTGGCAAAAACAAAAATCTGCCGCTCACCATTTCAGACGGCGTGGATCGGTGCCACGAGTTCATGACCACTGCCAAAAATCGCCTGGACACCGCAGTCTACGGTCTGAATGACGCCAAAATGCAGATCATGCAGATGGTCGGGCAATGGATTGCAAATCCGGCTGCAATCGGCACGGCGGTGGCCATTCACGGACCCCCCGGCACGGGAAAGACGTCGCTCGTAAAGGAAGGCATCAGCAAGATTTTGGGTCGTGATTTTGCGTTCATTGCGTTGGGTGGTGCCACCGACAGCAGCTTCCTGGAGGGGCACTCCTACACGTATGAGGGCAGCATGTGGGGCAAAATCGTGGACATTCTGATCCGTTGCAAATCCAGCAATCCCGTCATTTACTTTGACGAGCTGGACAAGATAAGCGAGACGTCCAAGGGCGAGGAAATCGTCGGCATCCTGACGCACTTGACCGACACGTCGCAGAATTCGCAGTTCCACGACAAGTACTTTTCAGAAGTGGCGTTTGACCTCAGCAAGTGCTTGTTCATCTTCAGCTACAATGACGAAAGCCGCGTGAATCCCGTGCTGCTGGATCGCATGTACAAAATTCGCACGACAGGTTACGGCAACAAGGACAAGACGTACATTGCACAGCACCACTTGATTCCGCGCATTTGCGCCGAGGTCGCGTTTGCAGAGGGCGACATCATCATTCCCGATTCCGTGATAGAATACATCGTGGAACATTGCACGCACAAGGAGGCAGGCGTGCGCAACTTGAAGCGCTGCTTGGAAATCATTTACACGAAGCTGAACCTGTATCGCCTCATGCACCCCGGAACGCAGCTGTTTGATGACAAAGAAACGTCGTGTTTGGAGGTTTCATTCCCATACAATGTCACCCGCGAAGTGGTGGACAAACTGATCAAAAAGGGAGACACTGATCGCGCCAACATCAACATGTATCTTTAGAACTTGATGGATGGATGGATGGATGGATAACAATGTGTTCCGATAATAAAAATAATAAAAATAATAAAAATATATAATTTTTTTATATTTTGAAATGTTATAAACCAACCAAAATATAAAATCAAATGAACAGAAATGCGCCAGAATTTATTCCAGCAACTCAAATGAACCGAAATGCGCCAGAATTTATTCCAGCAACTCAAATGAACCAACGTTTGTCTCAATTAAACCAGTTGATTGAGAATATTGACACGGTCATGCGCAATGTTCAATTTGAAAAACCAATCAATCAATCTGAATCGGTTATGGCATACAACACGCTAGAAAACCTTAGAAACATGAAACAACAAAAACTAAAGGAGCGTGAAGCATTGTTATCATCCAGTTTATGGAGCAATGGAGGTAACATAAAAACAAAACGAACGGCCAAACAAATGAAAAGCAGAAGGCAAATGAAAAGCAGAAGGCAAATGAAAAGCAGAAGGCAAATGAAAAGCAGAAGGCAAATGAAAAGCAGAAGGCAAATGAAAAGCAGAAGGCAAATGAAAAGCAGAAGCTAAGATGCATGCGTCGCACGCAACCGTTCACGCATGTGGTTCTGATTTAGATGGAACCATGTTGAAAAATTCCTTGAAAAATTTTACAAGATTCACTCCTGCAAAATCATTGAGACATTTTGCAGCGTTTTCCTTAAAAATGTCGGATTTTAAAAACTGCGTTACAATTTTCAATACTCGGTCTCTTTGATTCATCACAAGTTCCGTGTAATCGTCCACGTCCACGTGCGAATAATAAAACACTGAATAATTTGCCAATGCAGACATTATGGTGTAAGTGATATTTTGTTCCATCATTTTGTCCCTTTGAATTGGACTCATGTTCATATGGGAATTCATGTGGGAGTTGGAGTTGGAGTTGGAGTTGGAGTTGGAGTTGGAGTTGGAGTTGTTAAATAAATCATCGTAAAAATATTTCATTTTGGGGTTTTTTCTAAAAATTTTCAACGTGTCGTCAAACAGATTTGACATTATTTTCTCATAAAAGACGGAATTAGAATTCAATATTTCTTCGCGGTTGCTTTGCAACTGAAGGAAAATGATATATATGGTGAAAAGCACGTTTGATGCTATGAACAATTTAATGTATACTCTGTATTTGTCATATTTGTATAACTTGTAATGATGAAAACACCACAACAACGCGACAAAAAATAAAACATAAAATGCAAACAGGCCATTCATGTTGACGGAATCAATTATTCAATTGATGATGTATTGTTATAGTTATTACAATACATCAATAATAAAACTTTTAACTAAAACCAAACAATCAAAAATACGCATCAACGCACATTCGTTAATATACGTTAAATCACATCAAAATTCAGTGTTAAAGGTGCGATTTCCACCGCGCTGGTTCAAATAATCCCACTGTTTTTGGCTGGTGCAAATGCATCCAGTGCTGGAGGAATAGTAGCTGGGACAGCATTCGGGTTTCACCTCATTCTCCGCAAAAATGAGGAGTTCGCCGGGTGGAAGCGGAATGGGACCGCCCTTGTAATACTGGCCCGATTTGACGTTGTTTTGGTTGCCAACGTTTTTCGCATAATTGCGCGCCGCATTCACCCAGCCTCCGTTGGGAAGGCCGGAGTGCATGGTGTAATTTATGGGAGCGCCGTAATCGTCCGATCCCAATTGTTGTGAAAAAGCCTCCTTAATCATGCTGCCAGCGTCAGACGGCATGCCATTCAGTGTGAATGAGGTGCAACCGCAAAACACGTGCACTCCCAGCACCATGCCGATTATCACAAACAGCACCAAATGTTCAACGCGAATATTGTATCCCATGATCTTTAATTCCATTTTGTTATGTCGGATAAGTTTATTAATTTTTAAATGACGATTATATATAATAAAAATATAAATATTTTTGTCGCAAATTGTCAATCATTGCAATTGGCAATCAAATCCAATCAAATCCAATCAAATCCAATCCATGCGCTTCAGGTGATTTGCCTAAACAATTCACAACAATCCCCCCCCAATCCCCCCACAATCCCCCCACAATCCAAGGTTTCATTGCTTTTACACCGATGGAAGAACCGACAGACCACTGATGTGCATGGTTTCTGCCAAGAAATGCGCAATGATGCCCAACGGAACTGCGATTCCAATGAAAATTGCGGTCAACACCGTTGCGGCGGCGGTTGAAATCATCATCGGAATGATCCCGAATGGCCCGAATGCCGCGGCAATTCCCACTGCAACCCAAAGCAACACAATTGCCGCCGCCATTGCAATCAGAATGATCACGAGTATTTCAAATATTGATCTTAACCCGGACAGAATTGTGGCATATGTTCCATACAATGTGTACAACGCGGATGTCATGATGCCTTGTATTTTTCCCATCATGTCCCGTGCACTAATTATCATCATGACCACAGGCTGCATCACGTTGAGTATGCGAGACATTATGTCTGCCATAATGGATGCCAGTGCCTTCCGAATGTTGTTGATCAGCATTCGCAGGTCATTCAGCACGTTTGCTATTCCGTGCAGAACGCTGGTTACAACCGATTGTGCATAATATATCGGTTCCATGAACCCGGACGATATGCCTTTCAATATTTCTTGCGTGCAGTATTCAAAATTAACGTTTGCATATTTGATCTGGTCATTGAATGACCCATTCGGTTTCATGATCATTCCCGCAAACGGCATGTACGCCGGATTGCACCGATATTTAACCCAATTGTTGTTTATGACCTTTGCATTCGCCCGTATGTTCAAATATGCTCGTGCGCAACAATACATGAAAATGAGAACGGCTGTCCATCCCACGTCATACACATAATCATCGTGTGTTTTGTTTTTGTATAAAAATCTCAACCATGCAGTTTGGTTTTGTGCATCATCCATTGTTTGCTGTTGTTGATTATGGTTATTTCTTATTTCTTGTTTCTTAGTTATTACTTATGCTTACTATTAAATGTCATTATTTGTTTTTCAGTTTTGTGCAAAACAAATAATTCATTCCATGCCTAAATGTGCATTTATTTATTTCCTTCGGGGTTCCATACCCAAATTTAGGTGCGCTGCTGCGCAATTTACAATGCGCGCACAACTTGACCGATGGGACCGGCCCACGCGCTTTGCATTGTTTTCACCGTAGTGTCCAATGTGTACATCATGGTCGTCATAATGCCAATGGTTTGCGACATCATGTCCTTAAGTTTGATCACCATCAATTGTATTTGGGCGAGCATGTTCAAAAATACTCCGAAAATGTTTTGAATATTACCCGTCAAATTGAGTCTAAAATTATTCATGAACCCGCGCACATCATTCAGGCTAGATGTCAACCCGCCAATTGTGCTAGTGGTCGCCTCCATCAAATAATTTGCCGGTTCCATCAGGATCGTCATGTACCCTGTCTGCATGTTTTGTATGCACTGCTTGAAGTTGGTCTCGGTGTCATATCCAAAAAATGATGCAAACATCATGTAATTCGTGCTACACTTGTACAATGGCCAATTGTTTTTAACGTGCTTCATGAAAATCAGCATGGTCATGCAAAAATTCACCCCAATGTAGTACACTATAATCAAAAGGGCTTGCACATAGGTTGATGTTTTTGATGGCGGATCGGATCCGAACTGGTCCGCCAATCCAGCCGGAACTGCGGCGACTGGAACTGCGGCGTCTTGGTCGCCCATTTATTAAGTTAATTATGTTTATGGTTTATGAATGCACACACTATAAAATCCAAATATAATTTTATTTTGTATTTGGATTTATTGATTCAGCATTTAATTCACCTTGTAGTTTGATGGCGGTGCGTTAATATTGTCCAAAGCGGACTGCGCGCCTGCTTTCATTGCCACGTCATTGCTGCCCAAGATGGATCCATTTGCGGATGCACCGGCTTGTTGAAATTGCGGAACGGACACGGTCGGTTTTGGCGCCGTGTTCCCTCCGCGCTTAGACCGATTGGATCGCTTGGATCGCTTTTTATGGTCGCTTCGCTTGGACCGTTTTTTATGGTCGCTTCGCTTTTTATGGTCGCTTCGCTTGGATCGCTTTTTATGGTCGCTTCGCCTGGACCGCTTTTTATGGTCGCTTCGCCTGGACCGCTTTTTATGGTCGCTTCGCCTGGATCCTCCGCGGCTAACTTTCATGCCGGACCCAATGTTCACCATCGCATTTTGGTCACTGGCTTGTTGTTGCGATGCAGCAATTATGCTGCCGCCCGTCGCCGAGGAAACGGTTGCTGGTATGGCCGCCCCGCCAGTGGAAGGAACCACATTTGGTTTGACAACCGTTGCTGCATATGGATTGCTGCCAGTTGGGGATGAGGCCATTTTGTTTGATAGATTGGGTTGGGTTGGTTATTCTTATAAAGTGTAATGATATTTTTAAAAAGGCATTTAAATAATTGGTTCTATATTATTATATTCCCATAATTCACAGCATTTCCCAATTTAAAAATCAATAAATTAAGCAGCATGGACCGCCTCCAGTTGGAAAAAATGATTCAGGCAAATGATGCCGCCGACAACACCTCGCAAATACGCGAACTGCGGCACAGCATGCGCATCCACGAGGATGTCGGCACCCTCCTCAATTTGAAGCGCGACTACGCGCGCCTGGCCAAAACCCATCCCGAACAGTTTGACATGATGTGTGTGAACCGGTGCGGGTTTTTGTTCAACACTTACACCGACATTTTCAACAAGGTCAAAAAGGATGAGATTGATTTGACCATTTTAGGACAGCTGTTGGGCGTGCTAAAAATGATTGAAGACGGAAAAGTGGGGCAGCACGAAGCGTCGGTTGAAGTCGGAACCCTGCTCAAACAAATTTACATTGACAGCGCGCTAAAAAAATCCGACAAGCTGGACAAACAACATGCGGGATCATCCGGAGGATCCGGATCCGGATCCGGATCAGAATCGTTGCCCGCTCCAAAAAAGGTCTCGTGGAAGCAGTACAAGGCAACACACCCGCAAAACAGCATTGCCCCCTAAATTTAATGATTTAAATCAATATAAAATATACAATGCATTGCATTATATGTTTCCACAACACAATTCATGTCGCATTCTAAACCCCGAAATAAAAATAAGATCCTGCTCATCGTGGAATCCCCCGCCAAATGCAGCACCATCGTCTCTCATCTGGGCGCGGACAAATACGTGTGCGTGGCCACTTTCGGGCACATGAGGGAACTTGTCGGACTGAAAGACATTGACACCACGTTCGCCTCCGTGCCCCAGTTCCACACCGTGGAAACCAAGAAGGCCCAGATTGAAAAAATACGGGCGCTCGTTGCGGAGTGCAAAGAAACGTATCTCATGACGGACAACGACCGCGAAGGCGCCGGCATTGCGTACCACGCGTGCTGCCTCTTCGGCCTGCCCGTGACCACCACCAAGCGCGTCTTATTCAACGAAATCACGAAACCGGCATTGGAGCGCGCCATTCAGTCGCCGCAGCCGCTCAGCATGGACGCCGTGCACGCGCAAATCGCCCGCCAGGCGCTGGACATGCTGGTTGGATTCAAAATCACGCCCGCTCTGTGGGCCCATGTTCATGTTCAGGGCTCGTCGCTGTCGGCCGGGCGATGTCAGACCCCGGCCCTGCGCCTCATTCACGACAACCAGTGCGCCATTGACGCCGCCGCCGAGGGAACCGTCATTTTTGACACCGTGGGCTACTTCACCAAGCTGAATTTGAAATACGAGCTCAGCAAGGGGCACGATGCCGCCGAAGCCTGCTCCGCATTCCTGCTCGCATCCGCCGAATTCAAGCACGTCATTTGCGCGCCGCAAGTGCGCCCGTTCTCCAAGGCAGCCCCGCAGCCGCTCACCACGTGCTCATTGCAGCAGCAGGCCAGCAACGAGCTCAACCTTTCGCCCGCGGACACCATGGCGGCGTGCCAGCATTTGTATGAAGGGGGGTACATCACGTACCCGCGCACCGACAGCCGCGCGTATTCGGAGCCGTTCTTGGATCACGCGCGCACCTACATCACCGAAAAATGGGGCGAAAAATACAACAATGGATGCCCCCCCTCGGAAATGGAATCAGAACCAATAGAAGACAAGCAGCCCGATAAAAAGAAACGCATTGTGATAAAACGAAAAAAGGAAATCAAACCGGCAGACAATGACGATGGCGTGGTCATGGAAGACGTTAACCCGAAACCGAAACCGCAAGAAGCGCACGAAGCGGTGCACGTCACGTCGCTGCACTGTGCCGCCGTGCCCGACACCATGACTCCCAAAGAGCAGCGTCTGTATCGCATGATTTGGCGGCACTCGGCCGAAACGTGCATGGCGCCGTGCACCGGAACAACGCTGACTTCGCGCATCAGCGCTCCCGACCAGCGCGAGTACCGACATTCGGTGGAGCGCACCGAGTTTGCGGGGTGGCGCATCGTCGCTGAAACCAACAATAAACCCAAACCAGACGACGCGGCGACCAATGGCTGGGCTCTGCTGCAGGCCATCGCTCCCTCCGCGATAAAGTATAATAAATTGCAGTCCCGCATGACCATTCGCGATCTGAAATCGCATTATTCGGAGGCGTCCCTCGTCAGCATGCTGGAAGAGCGCGGCATCGGGCGCCCCTCCACTTTTTCCAGCCTCGTGCACAAAATTCAGGAGCGCGGCTATGTTGCCAAACAGGACGTCGCCGGTCGCCGCGTCAATTGTGTTAACTATGAGCTGGACGGCGGCGTCCTAACCCAGTCCACCGAAGAGCGCGAATTCGGCAACGAAAAAAACCGCCTGGTCATCACGCCGCTGGGTCGCGCAGTAATAGAATTTTTGTGCACCCATTTCGCCGAGCTGTTTGATTACAATTACACCAAGCGCATGGAGCAGCAGCTGGACCAGGTGTCTTCGGGTGAAAAAATGTGGAGCGACGTGTGCGGCGACTGCCTGTCCTGCGTGGACCGGTTGCTTCATGATTTAAATTCCAAACAACTGGCCACCAATGCCACCAATGCAACCAATGCCACCAATGCAACCAATGCAACCAATTCAACCAATGCAACCAATTCAACCACCACCCCACCCACAACCAATGCAACAACAAAAAATTTATGCAAGCTGCTTGGAAAATACAACGGCGACGATCTGTTTCTTCGCACCGGAAAATACGGTCCGTATTTGACATGGGGTGACCAGAAACAGTCATTAAAATCCCCCAAAACACATGACACACGTGATTCCGATGCAACAAATAAGGCAGCAATCACACTGGACGTGGATGAGGTGCCGTGCTCGTACGATGATGCGGTGCGTTGCATCATTGAATCCGCAAATGCACCTGCAGTTTCTAAATCTCCAAATCCGTCGTCCATTTTGCGCGAAATCAACGCGAGCACCAGCGTGCGCACCGGGCAATACGGCCCCTACATTTATTACAAAAACCCCAAGATGAAGACCCCCGCATTCGTGTCTCTGCGCGGGTTCAAAGAAGACTGGAAAACGTGCGACCTGCGGTTGTTGGACACATGGGCCACGATCACTCCCGTTAAACCTAAAAAATAAATAGTAATAATGCAATTTGTCATCATTGAATTATTGAATTGTATTATTGAATTATTGCATTATGTTATTGCATTATTGCATGTAAGGGATGCGCAGCTGTTTGGAACGCGCAATTTCGTCGCGATAGCAAAACAATGCAATCGTAAAATTGAAATTCATCCCTCCAAAATCAACGGGAGTGCCGTCGTGATACCGGAATTTGAATTTGAGTTTGCTCAGCTTGTCCAGAGGGGGGAAATACGAGACCATGCCTTCCGCAGTGTCCTGTGGTTCATCGCCATACTGATACTCCAGCAAAGAAATGATTTTAGTTGGTTTTTGCATTATCGGAATTTTGGCAAACGCCGCATTCACTGTCCCATTGTAATCATTGTGACGGCTGTTGTTGGTCCTTTCCGAATACGGCTGCATTTCATCCTGATAATTGTATCTGTCCATTTCCATGTACATGGCTGAATCCCCGTTCAAACTGGGCGGATTTGGCGGAACCAGCACGTAGCCCGTTGCTCCAGGCGCGACTTTCAACCACTCGTACCCGATCGTGGATGCGGTGGTGTTGGTGTAATACACGCTTTGGCTGCTGTAAACCGGCGCAGCGGCGGGCGTGTTTGCGGTGCCGGTGTCAAAACCACATTGACTACACAAATATTTCACAAATCCGAGGTTGTACCCCAGTCCCCAATTGGTGTACTGGTTCCATCGGATGATGGCACTCGGCTGTGGCGTTTGCGATTGGCCAGGAGGGCACGCCGAATTGCAGGGCTCGCTGGCATAGCTTTCAGGAGCACCGTAAATGAACGTGAACGGGTCTTGCGTGTTTCCAAACAGCAGTCGCTGCCGCACTTCGTCGTAAAACACCTTGAAATTGGCATAGGCTGAAAGCGACGATTGCAGAGCTTGCACCGCCAAATTCAGTTTATTTTGCAACTCGGCAGCCAGCTGGGTTGGACTGTAAAATCCGTTCCCAATGGTTATGGTGATCGGATTGGTTTCACCATATCCAGTCATTGAAATGTTCGCAGTGAACGTTATTTTGGTGTTCTGACTCTCAGTTGAAAAAGTGTTGTAATAAATGGGGAAATTGTACTGCACAAGCGCAATGGTTTCCACGTTGGTGTAAGTTTGCGGCAGCTGCAGCTCAAATTGGTTCGCATTGGGCCATTTGCTGATGTCGCGATCTTCGGAATGAACGGTGATGAACTTGCGATCAACCGCGTATGTTTGTTCTCTTGGAATCAATGGATGATCCGATTTCAGTACATACTTGCTCATCGTTTAGTATTATATATTTATATTATTTTGAGATTAAGTTGTTTTGAGATTAAGTTGTTTTGTTTTGAGATTAAGTTGTTTTGTTTTGAGATTAAGTTGTTTTGTTTTGAGATTAAGTTGTTTAATGTTAAAATTCAGCATGAATTTATGTGACATTGTGACATTGTGACATTGTGACAATTTGTGTTTTTTTTAAATATATAATAATTATTATAAGTTAGCACCACCATCAGCATCATTGCAATCATGCCCATCAACGATGACACATTGCTAAAATCGTTAATATTTTTTCCGATAGTGGGGTGCGTCGTTAAGTACGGAGTCCTTGATGTCGTCACCACCAACCTGCACGCAGTTTCTTCCATTGTCATGTATTCCTGCATTGTATTGTATTTAGCGTGCATCATTGGGTTTCTAATATCAAAACTGAACACTGCGGAATCAACCATTTCCATTAAATTTGGAATTGCGGTATTGGGCTTATTGACCGGTGTTTACATTGCGTCCATCATTTTAAATTCACAATACATTGACATCATCAACACCGGTCATGTTGAAATGACATCCGATACGTTTTGGGTAATTGCCGAATTGTGTTTTTTGTTTTCATATGTGTCGGCATATTTGTCAAATGCGGATACATCCACCTGGCTCCTTTTAGTATTCATTCTAATCATGCCCCACGCTATTGTGGTCTTTGAAAATTTTGTTGACGCACGAACTCGTCCAACCGATGATGCCACAGAAAATATTAGTGGCATTAGTGGCCTAAATTAAAATAATCACAAATCATGACGAACGTTTTGAAGAACGGAATTGTTGAATGAAGTGCGCATCAGCAACACGAATATTCCCAGGGTTAGCAAAAAACTGATCAGCACGAAGATCACTGAGAGATATATGTAGGGATAAATTTCCTGCATGATTAAATCAATCACTGGATGAAAGAGCTGTTTCAATTCCCGTTTCACGTCATCCCGTTTCATGACTTGCAGGCACTGATCAATTATTTTCTCTCTCATCATTGTTCAAAATTTATTGTTGAATATTTTTTATATCACCGTGCTAAAAAATATACGTCATTCTTGCGTGTTTATTTTCTCTAAATGCTGCAACAGCCACTCACTCAATTTCATGACGGATCACGTTCATTTGCCAGATGCCGCATTTGATCACACCCGGCTGCATTTAGCCCCTCCAAACGGCCTGCAGGGTGGCGCCTACTTCGCCATGCTGTATTGCAAAGATGCACCCCTCTATGTGCAAACCCCGAAATGCACTTCGCGACAGGGCGTGGTACCAGGCAAACGTCCCCACATTGATCTCATGTTTAGCAGTCACGACGTCACGTTTTTGGAGTGGCTGGAGGCGCTGGAAACAAATGCGGTTCGCCTCATACACGAAAAACGAAACATATGGTTCAGTGGAGGAGATCTGGAAAAATCGGACATTGAGGCAGGATTCACGTCCCCCGTTCGGCCGTACAAGGGTGGCAAACACTATCTGATACGTGCCCACATCCAAAAACAGTTGTCCGGTTCGCATTCGTGCTCGGTGTTTGATGAAAACGAGCGCCTCGTGTCAGTTGACCACGTTAAACCGGAACACCAAATGTACACGGTGATTGAGTTTCAGGGCATTAAATTCACGGCGCGAAGTTATCAGCTTGAAGTGGTGCTCAAACAAGTGCTGCTCGTGGCCAATGTGCCCATATTTCAATCGTGCGTGATTCGCAGGCCAAATCACACCTCTTCAATGTCCCATGCTGCAGCAGCACCACCAATTAAAGAATTGGCACAATCAAACCCATCAGCCGGTGTAGAGCAAGAAGAGCAAGAGCAACAAGAGCAAGAGCAACAAGAGCAACAAGAGCAAGAGCAACAAGAGCAACAAGAGCAAGAGCAACAAGAGCAACAAGAGCAACAAGAGCAACAAGAGCTTCCAGTGTTCCAAGAGCTTCCAGTGTTCCAAGAGCTTCCAGTGTTCCAAGCGCAAGAGTCTGTGAAAGAGTCTGTGAAAGAGGCAGAGGAAGAGGAGGCAGAAGCAGAAAAATATCAACCAGAACAAAAAGAAGTTGACCCCCCCGGACACAAATTCACACCCCACACAAACGATTCAATGCAAATGCAAGAAATGCAAGAAGTGAATTTGGATTGTTTAGAAGAACTAGAACAATCGCACATGAAATTGAAAAAACCAACTGAAGTGTATTACAACATGTATCGCATCGCAAAACAAAAAGCCAAAGAGTTTAAGAAAAATGCAATTGCAGCATATTTAGAGGCCAGGCAAATTAAATCGGCACACATGTTGGAAGACAACGACAGTGACAGTGAATTTAACGAGGATGATGACAATGATGAACCATGAACCGAACCATGACCCATGAACCGAACCATGAACCATGAACCATGAACCGTGAACCGTGAACCATGAACCATGAACCGTGAACCATGAACCATGAACCATGAACCATGAACCATGAACCATGAACCATGAACCGAACCATGAACCATGAACCATGTACTGAACCATGTATGAACTGAACCATGTATGAACTGAACCATGTATGAACTGAACCATGTACTGAACCATGTACTGAACCATGTACTGAACCATGTACTGAACCATGCACTGAACCATGCACCAAATTGAATAATAAAATTTAAACCAAAAAAATATTTTATCATCAATTTTATATAACACACAAATCACAATGCACAATTTAGTATACATGCTCAAAAATCACTTTGTTGTGATACTTTTAGGAGCAATCGTTTTGTATTGGGGAATGTCACAGTACAAGGCTTCATCCGAAGGCATGGAACTCATTAACCCCAGCAAATTGTCGGCTCAAAAGCGCAATCAGTACTACCAACAGGCCGCCGGCCAGCACACCGCCGACATCGGCAACGTGTTCCCCTCAACCGGTTTAGAGAATGTGCAATACGCATCCGCCAGCGGCGCAAGCACCACCATGCAGGGCCTGCCCCCCAGCTGCACCCCCCAGCAAACCGTGGACCCCCTGGAGCTCCTGCCCAAGGACGTTAACAGCCAATGGGCCCAGCTCAACCCCGCCGGCGCCGGCGACCTTAAGGGAGTCAACCTCCTCAGCGCCGGCGCCCTCATCGGCATTGACACCATCGGCAACACCCTGCGCAACGCCAACCTCCAGGTTCGCTCCGAGCCCCCCAACCCCCAGCTCAACGTCGGCCCCTGGAACAACACCACCATCGCACCCGACCTCATGCGCGTGCCTCTGGAGATCGGCTGCGGCGGTCAGTAAATGAAATGATGCAATGATGCAATAATTAAACAATTAAACAATTAAACAATTAAACAATTAATTTCATAAAGTATTTGATTTTCTTAATGACCACATTAAGAAAAACACATGCGCCTCCGCTCCATTGCTTCCTCATTCCTTCCGCCGTGCTTCCAACGAGATTCGAACTCGTGTTATTGGATTCAAAGTCCAATGTGCTGACCACTACACTATGGAAGCGAAAACATCGTGTCTAAGACTCTCACCCCATTACGCAATGATGACGTGTCTTTATATTAAAATAACGATATAAACATTTTGCATTGATAAAATAAAAATAAGAACCCATGGAACAGTCGTTGTCGATTATGTCGTTGTCGGGACTGTCGTTAGAACAGCGCATTCAGCGCTGGGTGCATCTAGACAACAACGTTAGGCAGATCAACGACCAGGTGCGCGAACTGCGTGAGTCCCGCAACGAGGTGGAATCCAGCATCTTAAAACACGTGACTGACTACAATCTCTCGCACGCCACCGTCCGAATCAAGGACGGCACGCTCAAATTCGCATTCAACGTGAAGCAGCCGCCGGCACTCACGCTGTCCTTCTTGGGCGAGGCGCTGGCCGAGTGCTGCCCACCGCAGCAGGCTGCAGCCATCATGCAGCACATTCGCGCCAAACGCGATGCCGCTGCAAAAATGGTGCCCGAAATCCGACGCACGTCAAATGCATCCAACCAATGACGCAATCGCCTGCTTGCACACAGGGCACTCCCGCGGCTTAATCAGTTTAGTGTAGCACTCGCTGCACACAACATGATGATGGCATGGACTAAACGCGAGGTTCTTTGCATTTTCATAGCACAGGATGCACTGGTCATCTTCCACGCTGGTTTTTTGTGCGCTGATTCCCGGTGGCAACTGTAACGGAATTGACGATGATGATGTGTATGAAGGGACTGGATGTGGTTGTTGGGCTTGTTGTGATTGTGGCGTACCCGGATCCATGGTGATGCGGTTGTAAAACCCGCGGAACCCGGCGCGCGCGCCCTCGTGGTCGCAGATCCGCACCCTCGTCCCACGTGCATCATTCCGCTCATAATACACGCTGCCATTCTCGTTTCGCGAAATGGAGAAGATGATGTTGGGCGGCAGGCCGTCAATGTCAATGTCGGTCACGGTGCGGTTGAAAGACCCGCGCTGGAAAAACAGGTGCGACGAGCGCTTGGACGCATATAACTTGCGCTCGGGGCGCGCCGGGTCGTAAATGAAGTCGCGGAAGGCCCACATCTGGTAGTTGCGCGCGGGGTACCAATTTACTGTTTCCGCATCCTGCAAAAACACTTTCACATCGGCGCAGTCCATGATGGCATGCGTGTCCCCCGTGTCGGACCGCTGAATGCGGGTCGGCATGTAGCAGTTGTTTTCCACGCGATACACAAGGAACCGGTTTTCGTAGTTGGATGGAACCTCGGGACCGTATGCCGGTCTAGCTTTGTATTGCATGTATGCCGCTGCCCAATCCGGCGGGGCTGGCACCCACTGCATTGTGCCGTTGGGGTCATGAACGCGAATGTCTGAATGATTGTTGGTCATGTTTGTTTGCTTCTTGTGACAAATTATATTTATGTGCATTTGCGTGCATTTCATTTAAAATTATAACATGTGTATATGTATATATTATCGCATCATCATCATCATCATCATCATTGATCATTAATCATGTTTAAAGGACTCGTCTCCCCCTTTCATTCGCTGTTCCAATCCCAAACCAACAAGTGCAAACCGCAGTCCCGGCAGCCGTGCAATTGCGATGATGACGACGAAGACGGTGGAATGGCCCCCGAATGCGCGTTCGTGTGCAATATGCGGTCGCGTGACTCACACAAATCACACAATGCAACCAAAAACCGGCGTTCTAATAGGCATGGGCATGGGCATGGGCATGGGCATGGGCATGCTGCGAAAAAAACCAGGCGTAAATGATTTTTAGAGAATTCAATTTAAAAATAAAATCTTACTGTATTTCATAAAAATGCCTTTGAACCTCTCCGCCTCCTTGACTTTTACGCCTTCGGCTGCTGTCAAGCCTTCCGCTGCCGCCAAGCCTTCCGCTGCCGCCAAGCCTTCCGCTGTTTCCGCCAAGAACTACGTGTCCAACGGATACACCATGAACAACAGCGGGTATTTGGCCAATCCCACCCATTCCGCCCAGGTTGCCGCCAACAACGCCGGCGCGCTCACCCGCTCTGAAGCGGCTTCCATGGGCCTGCCTCTCGGTGGCCGCCGTTAAAAAACAAAACAAAACAAAACAAACCAAAACAAAACAAAACAATCATTAAAAATATTTAGTGATTATTTCAATTTAAAAATAATTTCTTAACGCAATTCATAACCCCCTTTGAACCCAACACCCACTCAAATACTCCAATGTCTGACTTGTCTTTTGCATCCAGTGCTGAGCCCAAACTGCTGGACGGCAGCTTCAACAACAATCGCACCAGCACCAGCTTTGGTGGAAAGGCCATGTTTTGCGGCAACGACGCCATCAACATCCATAGTGGAAGGCCAGTGCAACCTGCGGCGAAACTTCTGGATAACTGGTTCAACGGCAACAGCACTCACGTCAGCGTTCCTCGTGCCAAGGCCGCGGATGCTGCACGCATGATGATGATGCCCATGTGAACGCACACCCCACAATGAACACACACCCCACAATGAACAAACTAAACAAAATAAAAAAGAATTGATTTTGTTTATTTTATATTTTATTTTCATTTATTTAAATTTCAACAATCATCCTCGGGATGATGTAAATTTCTTGTACGATTTGTACATTATTAGAATTGCAATGAACATGTTTATTGCGATGGTTGACATGCCAGTCAATATGCCAATTTCTTGATTGCGTTTAATTTGCTCCATGTTCACGGATGAACACGTTTTGTTGGATAGACATGTGTTAATCGCATATTTGAGTTTTTCATTGTATTGAATGTATCCAATGTAAGCATAATACGTGCTCAATGAAATCAAACAAATCGTTATTGCATCTGTGAACAAATGATGCACAATTGCTTTATGCATTGCTATTCCATAAAACACCATGGCAACCGTCATTGAAACAAACGACAAATTGAACCAGGAAGTCAAAATCATTTCTGGTGTGTAAATGTGATCCGCCAAAAATGAAGTTGACTCGGCAATGTCTTGCAATTGCTCTTGGAGGTCATTTTTGACCATTGGGTGTTGTTTATTATGCATTGTGTATTATGCGCCGATTTTATTTATTACGCGCTCCACACGTCGTTGTTGAACGGCGAAACCATAATGTCGTTCAGCTTCGTCTGCCAGTACGCCACCTTTTGCTGCTTCTCCAGGTCCTTCAGCGTCTTGGGGTAAATGGAAGCGTTCTTCATGTCGTCCGCTTCCGCAGCGGTGATCTGCGGTTTGAACCCGTAGCAGTTGATGCCGAACCGCACGTCCGGGTTCGCAATAAACCCGCCGTTCACGCCCGGACGCCCGCAATCGTTTTCGTGTCCCTTAATGTTCTGCAAACGGGACCACGTGGTTTTCTGCGTGGGAAACAGCGCCAGCTGTTTGTCCGACCACCCGTAGCTGCACCATTCGCCGCCGTTGGTGTAAGACTTCTCCACTTCGTCATACGACGCCAGCCGCGCGTCAAACGCTTTGCACACATCTTTCGCATCGTCGTACGTGTACTCGTTTCCCGGCACGTGAAACACCTGCTTAAAATACTTGAGCTGGGGCACGCTGGAGTTTTCCCCCTCCGGCTGCTGCACCGTTATGTCAACCTTCGGTTTGTCGCTGAATAAGTCGCTCACGCTTGTAACGATGTTGGTGTTGAAAAAATATTGGTATCCATTCACCATGAGCAGCACTACAAATGTTCCCCACATGATGATTTCCAACAATTTGGCACCCGACGATGATGCGATCACCGACGACGGCGTGGTTCCCATGCCGCCACCTGGAAGCGACGAAAAAACAAAGTAATACAGCAATATGGATAATGACAGCACCGCAACCATGACAAGTTTTCCATTCGTTGAGATGCCAGGGGCCATCTGAATGTATTCCAGCGGGTTTTGCCCAATTCCGGTCACAGAATCATATGACACATTCATTTTCTATGCACTATTCGCGTCAATGACGAATGTATAATTATATATAACTATGGTTATGTATAAAATTATAAAATATTATTATTATTTGATTTTGCGATAAAACAAGCAGTACGGCAAATTGCTTACAATGGAATCGCATTCAATCGGCACTTCCTTCACAATGGTGTCATTGCATCCGTACCACTTTCCGTTCGCATTTTTGATGGTGGCAGTGTAATGCCCGCCCATCGGGGACCCGCCGTGATGATTGCACACCCCGAACAGTTCGTACACGTAGCTCTCGCGATTGTATCCGTGCACATACTTGGAAAAATCGGCGCGATTGCATGGCGCGTCAATCGGCACCTGGATTTTTCGCACGTGTCCGCGCGCATTCATTTCAAACCGCTTCAGTCCAATGATCAGGACGTTCGGCAGGCTCCAAAACGACAACCGTTTTTGCACGTCTTGGGTTTTGCCAGTGGCGTCATTGAACCACGCGTTGTCCCCGCTCAACACCTCGGGCGCGCAGTGGTGATCCAGGCAATCAAACAGCGACACCGCCCTAAATGCATTGAGGTTGCCGCCGTTGTTGCCGTTGTTGCCGTTGTTGCCGTTGTTGCCGTTGTTGCTGTTACCGCCACAAGGAAACGACAGATTCAATATGCAGAAGGGCTCCGGCTTTGTGCTCAACGTTGCATCACTTGCATCACCCCGAATTGGCTCAATCATGGAAACTTGCACCCCATAAAAAATGTTCAGCACTTCCGAATACTGTTTTTTGTACATGCCCGCCATCATTTCGTAGCACTCCTTGGCCGCGCGATCGGTGGCATTGCGCGCAACGCCGCGGACCTTCATCTCCACCTCGCGGGCCAGCGCCGTGTGGAAGCAGTCCATCAGGAACATGAGGAACTCGGCCACGTCGTTCTGCTGAAACCCGGAAAACAGATCCATGTGTTTCAGTTTCGCAATCTTCTGCATCGCCGACACGAACCCCCCCGGCGAAATAATGCAGTTGTCGGTCCACATCATCGTGCGCAGCTTGTCCCACTCGTGCAGCAGCACCGAATCCACCTTGTGATTCAGGCGCGACTTGTATTCGCCACCATTCTTTGAGAGAAAATCATTAAATTCATACGTGTGTGATAAAAGCTGCAAACACGCATTCACGTAGCACGTGTTGCCCATGTTGGCCAACCCGCTCAGACCCTTGTCCTTGTACCCATCATACTTTTCGGTCATTGCGTTGCTTTACGATTTATTAACGATGCTTTAACATGTCGCCATGTGTTTATGCACCTTTTTTAAATTAATATATGCATTTATTGAATTTATCTCTTCTAATCAACATTCCCAAATTTATGGATGCATCATTGCAGGTGATGCGGTGCATGCTGCATCCCCCGTGCATTGCAACATGCCAGGCAACATGTCACGCATCGTGGTTTCTATTAACGTTTTCAAGGTTTCCTCATGGGTTTTCACGACTGAGTCTTTCATGGATTTGCACAAATTGTAAATGTGGTGGTATTCGGATTTCAACTGCGCGTGTTGTTCCGGATTTAATATCACCAATTCATTGCATTGGGTTGTTCCATTGGCATGATATGCATGCTTCAAACGCAAATTGCGATTATCGCACCATCGTTTGATGTGAGCCTCTGCATGGGGCAAAAGCTCCTCATCAATGTGCACCCAATAGGTGTCATCTGGATTGTTATTGTAAACTCGCGGATGTTCGGTTCCACACCTTCGGTTGTCATCATTGGATCTTCCAAATTTAAACACGACGCAATCCCGATTGTCGTCGGTTACATCAATTCCATATCTTGCGGGCACTTCATGCGCTGGATTGCTCCCCTCAATTGGGAATAAATAAAGACCTGAAAGGCCTGATAAAGGAATTTTCATGGATTTCAAATTGGGGTCTGTTTTTGATTTTTTTTGATAACCTTTCTTCTGAATCGCTTTCTTCACCTTTGCGGGTGGTTTCGGTTTTGCGATGCGAGGCATTAATGTGGTGAGTTGTTGGGGCTTTTCTGGCTCTGGCACAAATGGCTTCAACCATTGAGTCATGACAGTTTGCTGTTTCGGAATCATAAACTGGTCATTCAAATCATTGTTAGGTTTTGCAACACCGGTGCGAGGGTCACAATTGTGCTTGTACTTGTACTTGTTCTTGATCTTGTTATTGTCATTTGGATGCTGCTTCGTCATCCGAAGAGAGATATTCGGTTAGGTTATTTAATGAATGTGCTTTCAATTTTTTATATATGTTTTATATGGTTTACACATACATGTCCCACATGACAAATTGCAACAATCGCGACACCTCAATATTGTCGCACCATAATGGTGCGCATTTATTACGCCCAAAAAAGTTCCGCAAATCACCTAGCGCCGCGCGTTTTTGTTGGAAAAGGTTTTGACATATCGATTTTTGGACATTTTTTTTGTCCATTTCCTGAAAATTTTTCGAGTCTTGTGCAAAGTTATTTTAAAATATAACAAAATTAATTCATGTAATATTTATGTAATTGTGAGAGCATATTGGTCACACAAAATTTTGGGCGAAAAAAGTGCATTTTTCGGCCCAAAAAAAGCTTAAAAAAAGGCACCAGGTGTTAAAGAAGTTGTTCTATGAACATTTAGAATATTTTTGGCATTACGATTTGTATTTTTGGGCAATTAGAACGATTTTCTTGGCATCCTGATCTGTCGTTTTGAATATTTAGAACGCGTGAACCAATTTAAATAATATACACATTAGTTAATAATACCTATGAATGCAATGAACGACATGAAAGACCAGTATGTTTATATTATGTCAAACCCATCTTATGATGATGATGTATTAAAAATTGGTTGGACGAGGAAACATCATATTAAAAGATCGATGCAAGCAACCGGCGTCCCAACGTCTTTTGTAGTTGAGTCGGTGATAATTACGCATGAAGGACATGAACTTGAAACACAAATTCACAATCATCTAATGCAATATCGCATAGAACCCAACCGAAAATTTTTCAGGATTTCAAAAGACATGTTGAGAGAAATTCTAACAAATGAATTGAAGCTTGTGATAACGTGTATATCTGAAGATGACTCGGAAAAATCTGAAAAATATAAATGTGATTATTGTCATAAAAATTATGGCACACGCAATGGTAAATGGTATCATGAAAAAAAATGCACACACAAGCCATTAATTGCTGAATTGTCAAAAAAAGCATTTGAATGTCCACATTGTGGGAAGGGATATGATGCACGAAACAGTTTGTGGTATCATGAACAGAAGTGCGCACCCAAGGTAACAACGGAACCAACCAGCAGCATTGCAGTCATGTCCGAAATGGATATGGATATGGAATCCACTCCCATCAAAAGTATTAAAAAATTGAATAATTCAACTGCATCAACTACTGTATCAACCACTGCATCTGCACCTGCATCAGGAGAATTCATGATGAAGATGGTGGAACAGCTGATGGAGCAGAACAAAACACTGCAAACCCAAATTATAGAATTGAGCAAAGAGAGAAATACTGTGATAAATAACACAAACAACACAACGAATCAACAATTCAATTTGCAGGTGTTTTTGAACACGGAGTGCAAGGACGCCATTAAACTCAGCGATTTTGTGAAATCTCTCAATATAACGTTGGAGGATTTGGAATTCACGAAGACGAATGGCATCATTGAAGGCGTGAGCTCCATCATCGTGAACAACTTGCGGGGCATGGACGTGCACAAGCGGCCCATTCATTGCACGGATGCCAAGCGCGAAACCATGTACGTCAAGACGGATGAATGGATCAAGGATGACGACGGTGCCAACATCAAGAAATTCATATATCTCACTTCCTGTTATCAAATCAAGCGCATTCAGGACTGGATAGATGCGCACCCAGGGTGGGAATCCAAGGAAAAGTTGCACACCGAATATCTAGCATTGTGCAAAGAACTGTACAAAAATATTGAAAACGATGACCACGCGCACAAAAAAATTATCAAAGGGTTCATTAAAAACATACAAATTGATAAACACAAATGAAACGCGACACACAAACATTATTTTATTTTAATACAAAAATTTTAATATGTTGTGTATTTATGCACAAATTGTGGTAAATCATGATGACACGCAATAAACACAACAAAAGCAGAAAGAATTTAAAAATTCATGCGCCTTCTGCTTCTGCGCCGAATCAGACACCGGTAAATGAAAGAATTAGAATACACAAATTGCCAGGATATGGAAAGGAATTGCCATCCAAAACATATGTTTCATACATGCATTTGCCAAACACCGACAAACATTTGCATTATTGGTTCATAGAATCGGAACATGACCCAAAAAATGCACCAATGTTCTTTTGGACAAATGGCGGACCTGGATGTTCTTCGTTGTTGGGACTGTTTGAAGAAATTGGTCCTTTCGTTCCAAATTCCAAATTAGTTTTGGAAAGAAATGATTTGGCATGGACCAAATTTGCAAATATAGTGTTTGTGGACCAACCCGTCGGCGTGGGATATTCTTATTCCAAACATTACAAGGATTACTATAGCAATGATGTGTTGTCGGCCCAAGACAATTTAGTATTTATAATTGAATTTTTCAAAGTGTTCCCAGAATTCAAACCGAATAAATTTTATTTGACCGGTGAAAGTTATGCAGGCCATTACATACCAATGATGATGAATCAGTTGATTGCGTATAATAAAACCCACAACCACGAAATCAATTTTAGAGGGGTGATAATGATGAATCCATTGATGACCTATCATTCAGGAGACCCGTCAGAGATGGAAACGTATTGGGGGCATCAGCGCATTTCCATAGATACCTGGAAAAAATATAAAAAACATGGATGCGAAAGGGCATCCAGGTCCAATCGGTATTGCAAACAAATGCTAAATGAAATGCACGACAGAGAAAAAAACATGAATCCTTACGCAATTGATTATCCAATATGTGCGAACAATGTACAGCAGACTCAATTGAGCAAATACACTAGAAAATACACTAAATTTGTGCGAAATAAGGTTAACATGGCATGCATTGACAAATACACCAACCAATATTTAAATTCAGCCGCAGTTAGGGAAAAAATCATAAAACCACATTCAAACAGAAATTGGTATGGGTGCACTGATTATGAATTTTACAGATTAAAAGATGGCAACAATGACATGGTGCGTTACATCAAACGTCACTTGATGGATAAAGATTTGAAACACCTTGACATTTTAATAATGTCGGGCACAAATGATTCCATATGCGGCACCATTGGAACCCAAAAATGGATTTCACGTTTGAACTTAAAATCAAAGGATCACACTGTGGAATGGAAACCATATTTGATGGACAAAATGCTGAAAGGACATGTCACCACATTTCAGGGTGACGGAAATAAAACTATCACATTAGCCACGGTCAATTATGCGGGACATGAAATTCCAATGTATAAACCAGACGTTGCATATTTCGTGGCCAATAGTTTTGTAAAACGAGAAGCACCAGTGTTTCAATGAGGGGGGTGGTTTATAATTATCGTTTTTTAATGCTTAAAACAATAATACATATCACATATACATACACACACTCAACCCGTAACTTATAATTTTTAAATAAATGCCGCGTGCTCCGAGGCAATCAAGGCAATCAAGGCAATCAAGGCAATCAAGGCAATCGCATCAATCATCGCCCGAATATCACACTCATGATCAATTCCAAGGTCGCCCATTGCCAGCGCAAGACACCGAAAACAGCATTCCATTTTATAATGCAAGACTGTTTTCAATGTATGAAAGTTTGATTCAAAGTTACACGCATTTCACGTATCATGCAAATCACATGTACCATGTGTTGGAACAAGTGTTGCATGGCAACCGAAATTCAATTAATTCAAATCCGTATCCTTGGTTGCTAATCCCTCATCCACAAATGCAGCCGCAAACACAACAACCACCACAACAATCACAACAATCACAACCACCACAACAACCACAATCACAACAACCATCACAACAATCACGACCATCACAGCAACAATCACGACCATCACAGCAACAATCACGACCATCACAACAACCACGTGCAACAATGGAAACCAACATCATAAATGCATTGTTTGGAATGATGAATCAGCCAGAAGAACGAAGGCTTACCCCTGCGCAATTGGATGAACGCATTGAAACGGTTGTGTTTGGAAACATTGTCAATCCACTCAACACAGTGTGTTCCATCACACAGGATTCATTTGAACCAACTCAGACAGTGTCGCGCATTAGGCATTGCGGACACATATTTAATTCAGACAGCTTGGCGCATTGGTTGCGTCTGAACAACACGTGTCCCACGTGCAGGCACAATTTGTTGGCTTCTAATCCGATTGCTTCCACTGCTTCCGCTTCCACTGCTTCCGCTTCCACTGCCTCTGCGAGATCTCGGCGGGTTCAAATTCCACTTGAATCTGAACTCAATATTAACACGTTTTACAATGAACTGCTGCGAACCAGCGCAAACATTCCCGGATTTGAGTTAAACGCGGTGAACGATGATTCGGTTGTGTTTTCGTTTGATGTATTGAGAGGAGCATCCGGATCAAGCGGTTCTGGTTCTGGATTTGGTTCTGGTTCTGGATTTGGTTCTAGTTCTGGAGCCGGTTCTAGTTCTAGTTCTGGATTTGGAGCCGGTTCTGATCACATTGACGATGTTGATTGAATTTGTTCGGGGTTTAAGTGTTTTAGATCCGCGCTTGGTTGCACCACCACCAGCATTTGCTCCATTACCTCCATTTTCCACATCCCACTCTTCTCCTCCATCTTCCGCATCCCCTCCATCTTCCGCATCCCCTCCATCTTCCGCATCATCATAAACCAATCTCAACATAGCAGCCATGTCCTCATCGTCGTTAGCCATCATGGATGATGATGTGCTCGTGTAGTCTGAATCAACCGGAGCATGGAATTGTTGGGTTGACAATGATTTCACCCTGCGACACACATAGGCAACCACTACAGTGTTTTGCGGGAAAATTCCTTCTTTTCCGAGCACGTCCGAAAGACGAACTGTGTGTTTATTTTCTTTCAATTGATATACATTGCCAAATTGAGTTGTTGGGTCAATGAACGATTGCAAATTGTGCGCAGTTTGTGCAACATATTGCAAACTAGGTGTTTTTTCAATTAAACGTTGGGGGGAAACAGTCATTGTGTTATGGTCATCTACCGGCTCACAGTTTTCGCCGATTTCAAACAAATAAATACCATCAATTCTGTCTTGGGAAGCATTTCGGCCTGGCATAAAAACATTCAAGTCAGAAATCCTAGAATCTTGATCATGCTGGGTTAAAATGGCGGCTTTACGCAATCTCCCACGATTATATTCTTCATTAGGGTTAATTGTGGATTGCAACACATGCATAAATTGTTCGCCAGTGAGTGGAGTGCGTGGATTGGGGCGGTGGTTAATCGCAGTGCAAAGATGTGTGTAAACAATTTGCGGTATTCCGTGCGTGCGTGTGACATCGCCGTGGTTTGAAGTTAAAATTAAATCATATTTGGTGTCAAACATTGGATCCTTGCAACGATCCACGTTGTCGCATGATGATCCATGACACATGATCATTGCAACATATTTAATGGGTTTTTGTGCAAATGTGAGACTGTAATGAACATTGTCTGCCCCATCGTATGGTCTTAAATTTTTTTTTCTGCGATATGTTTTTGACACAGCGCGTCCGAGAAATGTTGGGGGCGGTTTAATTTTCGGTTTTCTAACCGTTATTGTTAGAGGGTGTTTACCACGGTGCATTTAGTCTATGATTTAACAAAATATATAAATAAAAATAAATGAAAAATTGCATTTGTCATTCATTGCATTGTCATTTGTCATTTATTGCATTTATTGCATTTATTGCATTTATTGCATTTATTGCATTTATTGCATTTATTTCTTCACGTTAAAGAATTCCTTTATGCTCTTATTTGATTTCGCCAGGTTGTCCGCCTGGCGCAGGTAGTCTTCAAATATGAGCTCCTTCACTTCGCGAAACCGCAGGTCGTCCAACTTCTTCTGCAGCTTGTCGTCGCTCTCGGTCCAGTTGCTCTTCACGTCGCTCAGCTCCTGCAAGAAGCGCGCCTTCTTGCGCCGAAACGCCGCCATTTGTTCCAGCACCAGCCCGAACAGCTGCGCCACTGGCTTCATGATTTGATTCGTGATGTAAAACGAGTAGTTCGGTTTCAGGCGGTTGGCGCGAATGTAGTCCGGCGTCTCAATGCGCTCGCCCTGCAGCGCCTTCTTGTCCGCATTGTGGATGTACACGAAGGGGATGCGGTCGCCCGAGCTCGGCTTGTTGCCGGGGTCGCGTTTTCCCATGCGGTCTGCCAGCACCTTGTGCGCAATTTGCTGCGGGTTCTTGTAAGTGGAGCGCAGCGATTTTGTGATGATGAGCTTGTCCATGGGCACGCGCTCGTCTACGAGGGACTGCAGCGACTCGCGCACGAACTGCACTGCCGCTTCCAGGTCCTGCTTCTTCGTCAAAATATCTATTAAACCGCCGTACACGTCCTTCACGATGGGCGCGTTGTCGCGGCGGCGCAGCACGATGCCCATGCTCTTCGGCTTGCCCTTGTTCGGGTCCGTCTCGTACAGGATGCCGAAGTAGCGCTTCTTCTGCAGCAGGCCGAACGGCATGAGCGTCTTCTCATACACCCACCCGTGCGGTGCTTTCAGGAAGGCGGAGGCCATGGCGCCCACCTGCCGCGCGAGCTCAATGGTGATCTCTAAAGCCGGTTTTCCGCGAATGGGGGCGCCCTCCAACGTCTCTAGGTTGAACGTGTAGAATATCGAATCAGTGTCGCCGTACACGTACTCGGCCCGCGTGTGCACAATGCCGTATTTGCTCGTTTGGCATTCAGCGTCCCCGTACACCTCCTCCACCATGCGCTTGGCATACGTGAGCAGCTTGCGCCCGGTGGCGGTCGTGGAAGCCGCCACGTCCACTTCGTAGAACGAGCTGGTCTTGGCGCCGCACTGGCCGTACAGCGAGTTTGCAGTGACCTTGTAAGCCAGCTGCCGCTTGTCCAGCACGTTGGCCATGAAGGGGTCCGACTGCTGCTCCGCCAGTTTGCGCGTGGCCTTGCGCGCGGCCAGCAGCTCTTCTAAGATGGACGGCAGAATGGCTTTGGCCCCGTCCTTGAACTGCGCAAACCGGCACACCTTTTTCCCGCTCAGGTGCTTCTCCATCTTGCCACGCGGGTTCGGCTTCCAGCGATACGTGTCGTATTCCACGTCCACATAGGTGTAATTCGGCAAGTTATCGTAAATGTGCTGCCTGGTTTTCGGGTCCTTCTCCCCCGTCTCGCGCACCATGTTGCCGTCCAGATCGTACTCCTTGGTCCACACCTTGCTGTCGTGGGACAGGTTCTCGCTGATCATGGAGGACGGATACAGCGACGAGTAATCGTTGCAGGCCACGGGGTTGTCCAGGTAGAGGCCGCGTTTCGGGGGCAGCACGATGGCGCCCTCGTATCCCTCGCCCGACGGCCCCTTGTCAATGACGGGCATGAGCGTGTTTTTCTCGCGGCACTTTTTGGCCATGTAGCTGGTGAGCTTGATGCCCTGGCCGCGAATGACCAGGAAACTGATGGGAACGCTGCAGATCTTCGCCATCTCGTTGTAGCCCGTGATGACGTCCACCTTGGTCATCAGATGGTGCACGAGGTTGCAATCCTGAATGCAGTACTTGGCAATCACCGCGCGCGGGCCGGGACCCTCGTTCGTCATGCGGAAAATGTCCTGCGGCGTGACGTCGTCCTTGGACACGCCCCAGCGCACATGCTTCTTCATGTCGGGTGTCTCGTGACCGACGATTTCAAAATAGCCCGCGGTTCGGTTTACCGCGACGACCTGGAATTTTTGGCCGTCTTTGTAGGGGTCCGTGGAGTGGTCAGTCTCCTCCAGCTCAATGTAGTTGCCGACCTCCAGGCCGGCGAGGTTCTTGCTGACAATTCGCGTGACCTCAATGTCGGATTCGGTGCGGTGCTCCACGGCACGGACATCGTCGCCGATGAAGTAGGAGCCCACGTAGTCCAGCTTGTAGGACGTGAGGTTGTAGTCGCGGCGGAAGTAGTTGTACATGTCTATTTGCAAGCGCCCGGTCATGGCAATGTAGTGCAGATCGTACTGCCCGCTGGCGAGGGCGATGCTGGTTTCTTCAATGCTGACGCGCCCCGTTTTGAAATCGCGCTTGCCGCAAAATTCGTCGGCGTTGCGCGACAGCTTCAGGAAATCGTCTTCCACGTGGTTTTCCAGCGCACGATGAAACATGAACTGGTAGTCAAACCCGAATATGTTGTAGCCGATGATGATGTCGGGGTCTTCGCGCTGCACGAGCTCGGTCCAGGCCTGCAGCAGCGCGCGCTCGGTCTTACAGCTTACAATTTGCGCGCCTGTGACGGGGTCACATGTGCCCAGGGCAAGGCAGTGGTTCAAATAGGGGCGCTCTTCGCCGTATCGCAGGAACGTGGAACCGATGAAGGTGACCTTGTCGCCCTCCACGGCAGGAAACACGGCCAATAACGCATTGTTCATGTGGTTGATTTTGGTTTCGCGGTCCAAACTGGAGGAATGCAACATGTCTGCCATAGATGCATCGCTTGGATTTGGATTTGGATTTGGATTTGTTTTTGGTTTTGTCCATGTGGGGGCGCTGGTTGCTATGGTGAAGACGCTTTTGTCGTCTGCTGCATCGTCGTCGTCATCGTCGTTGTCCGCTTCCGCTTGTGCATCCGCCGCTTCCGCTTGTGCATCCGCTTCCGCTTTCATTTTTTCAAACATGCGTTCAATGGTGTTTGCATTTGATATGACGTCGGGGTCGGCTTCTTCCACCAAAGTTTGGATGGGCGTGGACCACATGCGGTCAACCATGGCATCCAGCTGCTGCGAACTAGGAACGGTTTTTGTGTAAATGTGCTCAATGTCGTCGTGCATCGTGAACGCAGGGGCTGATGAGCCGGATTTGGGTTGGTGTTGGTGGAATGCCGTTCGAATCATGCGCTGCACTTCGGATTTGGTTGCCGCGGTGGGATCTTTCAAGCACACGTCCACGATGTTGGCGGCGAGCTTTTTGTAAGTTTTTATGGGCACGGGGAAATCGCCGTGGCTGCTGCTGGCCTCAATATCAAAACTCATGATTTTGTACGGGACAATGGTTTCCTTTTCGGGCTGTGGAACGACGTCCTTGTGTCCGACGCAGTATTCGTGCATGCACGTGGTTTGCTTCTGTGTTTCAATGGGCGTGCCGCCCTTTACCCGGACCCAGCCCGACGGACTGATGTCCTTGATGTGGAAGTAGCGCAACAGGGGGGGAATGTTGGCCTCGTACAGTTGGGTTGCCTCATTCTGAAACATGTATCCGCGCGGGTTTAGGCGCCACTCCGTGCCTTTGCGTTCATACCACAGGTTCTTCACGCGGGTCATGGTGGCCATGTTTTTGAATTTGAGCAGGAGGAATTTGTGGTCTTTGCCCCCGTCAAACCCGTAGAGCGCCTTGCGGCGAAGGAGTTTGCACTCATCGGTCATAATGGAATCTTCACTGAATTTTCCGACCGCCTTTTTTAATTCCGCGATGAAACGCGCCTTGGCATCAAACCCCCACGACTCCGGAACCTTCACATAGAAGAAGGGTTCGTAATTGCGCACAACGATGCAGCAGGTTTCTCCCCGCTCATTGATGCCGAACATCTGAATCACGAAACACTTGTTGTCCTTGCTGAATTTTTTGGGGTATCCATTGCCATTATTGCTGCTGCTGCTGCTGTTTCCGCTGCCACCGCTTGATTGGGTTCCGACCACTTGATCGCGCACCTGGAAATCAAATAGACGAAATGAATGTGGTTCTGGGTCCACCATTGAATACAATCGTAAGTATGATATATGTGATCTATGTTTGTAATGCATTTAATGTTTAATTGATTTCAATTTTTAGCATTAATGCGCAAACAATATAAAATTATAGTGTCATGTGCATTTATACACAACACAATATATGAGTAGTGCTGCTTCCATATCCGCTGCGAAAAAACGACGTGCTAACCAAGTACAACCCACTCTGCCATTGCAACAACAAATGAATTCAATGTCCAGACCCATGACGGCTCCTCCTCCCTCTTTAGCAAACATGACACCTGCTCAACGCCAACAATTAATGCAGTTGCGCATGCAACAGCAACAACAGCAACACCAGCAACAACAGCAACAACAGCAACAACAGCAACAACAGCAACACCAGCAACACCAGCAACAACAGCAACAACAGCAACAACAGCAACAACAGCAACAACAGCAACAACAGCAACAACAGCAACAACAGCAACAACAGCAACGTCCACAAAAACAGCAGCAACCGCAACAACCTCAACAACCGCAACAATCAAACCAAAAACCCGGATTGACATGGCCTGCACCGCCCATTTATCTAATGAAGCAGATGGACAGCATGCTGTTTCAGCAGAGTCAATCCATTGACGAAATTAAAAACAGATTGAATTGCATTGAAACGGGATCATTTTCTTCTGGATTGTCTGGATTGCCGGCTGGATTGGCTGGATTGGATTTAGAGCAAATTAAGCCTGCGCTCATGTGCGACGACGGGTTTGTGTCCGGGATTGTGGACAACATCATGAACAACTCCAACCTGTCCGAAATAGTTGAACAAATTGATGTCGTGCAAGCCGAAAATCGCGAATTACGCGAGCTTTTGCATGCGCAGCAAAAGACTATCAACGAAATCAACATCATGATGCTGAAAATTTTTAGCCGGGGCATAAATGCATCAGCACCAGCTTCTAGTGTTCCACCAGTACCAGTACCAGTGGTTCAACCAGCACCAGCTTCTAGTGTTCCACCAGTACCAGCTTCTAGTGTTCCACCAGTACCAGTGCCCGTACCAGTGTCTGAATTGGCACCAGTGTCTGAATTGGCACCAGTGTCTGAATTGGCACCAGTGTCTGAATTGGCACCAGTGTCTGAATTGGCACCAGTGTCTGAATTGGCACCAGTGTCTGAATTGGCACCAGTGTCTGAATTGGCA